AAGTAGGAATGGAACATAGAAGTTTATAACTTTTTATAAGTTTTCAGTAACGGAAAAGAGAGATGATTGAGACAAAAGCGGGAGAAATCACACTTAAAGGCAGTAAAGCAGAATTAATAGCTGACTTAGCTGTTATCGTTCGTGGAATCAAAGAAACCATTATGGAAGATGGCAAAAAAACAGAGAAATCTGTGAAGCAGGAGATTGACGAAGCGGTCAAAATCGGACTGATGAACGAAGAAGAATTTAAAACTATTCAAAAAGAAAAAATCAAAGAAGTTGTAAAAACATTATTTGGTGATTTACTTGGAGGGCTTTTCGATGAAGATAAATGATTTTGATAAGACCGTAGATGAACTGTACCAGTTATGCCGGAGAGTTCAGAAAGAAACCGGCAGAACGGTAGCATTTCATTTTGCAAACTACAAGATCGGATGCAGCTTACACATCAACATATATAAGAAAGAATCATTAAGAGAATTTGATATGTACAGCATTGCAGAGGGCGGTTATCAGCAGGAAGAGAATGTAAAGAAAGTAACTGACCATTTGAACAAAATTTTGATGGACAACAAATGCCCATATTGTGAGGAGGATTGCGATGGAGAAAGAAAATAAGATGGATTTCAGAGCAGAGACCGTAGCCGAGGAATACGCCGAATTAGTTGGCAGACTAAAGGCGTTCAAAGCATACCTCAACTCTGGCGAGAGTATAATCATCGACAAGAAATTATGTATCGCAATGTTAGGTCTCGACTCAGAATAAAAGTTGGCTCCACAGGTACCGACATACCACATGGAGCCGCGTATCTAACTTAATTTGGCTAAGTTAAATACAGGACAAGTATAACACACCTTCCTGTATTTATCAAATAAATAATTAGGAGGGCATTTTTTATGTCAAAAACACACACATCCAACGAACAGAAACCACTTGCAAGCGAGATTATTTGTGATCTGGAAGCGGAAAACGCAAAACTCGAAGCAAGAAACAAGAAACTCAGTAACATTGTTTTGAAGCAGGCAGCAGTTCTTGTGGAGACATTATTGCTGTTGAATGAAGAAGGTGATTTAGGAAATGAAGATGCGAGATGAGAACCAAGTGCTTTTATCAGGTGACATTCCGGCGGGGTTCGTATTCTCACATGAAGAATACGGTGGAACCAAGATGTACGAGGGAAGAATGACAATATTCAGAAAGAATGCATCCTATGACATTCTTCCAATTATTGTACCAGAATACATGATTTCAAGAGAAACAGAGTTGATTGCTAGTGTATATGGTGAAATGCGAAGCCGTACAGTCCGGGAAGATGGCAAGAAAAGCCTTGTGGCGTATGTAAGAGCAATGGACATTCAGTATCTTGAAAGACTGGAAGAACACGATGCGAACGAAGTCTATTTGACTGGATATCTGATTAAAAAACCAACAATAAAGATGATTGGCACAAACAATGACAGGAAGTTGGCAAGAATACTTCTGGCAGTAAACAGAAAGAAGAAAGCCGGATATACCAGATCAGACGCAATCAGTTGTTTATGCTGGGAGGAAAACGCAGATGCCGTAGAAAATCTGAAAAAGGGAGCAAAAATCAAACTCTGCGGAAGATTTCAAAGCCGGGAACTGTGGTCGGACCAGAGTCAATCATGGTTAACCGCGTTGGAGGTATCAGTAAAAAGATTGGAGATTTTGTAATATGAAGAAAATCGAAGTAAGAGAAATTAGATTGACCGATTTTAAAGGCCAGTCAGAAAAGAAAATAGGGTTCGGACACAGAGCAATTGTTTCTGGGAAGAACGGATGCGGGAAAACCACACTGGCAGATGCCTTTATGTGGGTGTTCTGTGACAAGGACTACAGTTTAAAGAGCAACCCGGATATCAGACCCGATGATGGTAGAGAATGTCTGCCAAGAGTTGATGTTGACCTTGTAATTGATGGGAAACCTGTAAGCGTAGCAAAGTTCCAGAAGCGCACAGAAAGCAAGCCAAAGGACGGAAAGCCGGGCAAGGTTGCATTATCAAACAAGTACGAAATCAACGGCGTTCCGAAAGCCGAAAGAGACTTTAAAGCCGATTTAAAAGAGAGAGGATTTGATTTTGATAATTTCCTTATGTTATCCCACATGGAAATCTTCACAGATCTGAAAGATGCAGATGCCAGAAAAATTCTGTTTTCCATGTCAGACGGTGCCGGGAAATCAGATTTAGAGATTGCCAAGACGGTTCCAGACTGTGCCGAGTTGGTACCGCTTCTGGAAACTTATAAGGCAGACGAAATCAAAGCCATGAACAGCGCAACGCTGAAAAAGGCAGAAGAACAGTTGAAAGCCATTCCAAACCAGATTATCGGCATGGAGCAGTCAAAGGTTGACACTGATGTTGCCGAATTGGAATTGCAGAAGAACGCTTTGCAGGAACAGCTTTCTGACCTTGAAAAACAGATTGCGCAGGCAGGCAACGAGAAAGCCGGAGAGATTAAAGCAGAACTGGCAGGGTTAAGAACCAAACTGTTAGAGATAGACTCAAAGGCTAAAGCGAACTTGTTAGAGCAGAAATCATCGGTTTGCAATAAAGTTAGCACTCTTGAATTAGACAGGAATATCAAAACATCAGAGTTGAATAGAAAGACTTCTGCATTAGAGAGCCTGAGAGCACAGAAAAAAGATCTTCTTGAAAAATTGCAGAATGCCAGAACACAATATCCAAAAATCAAAGATACAGAATGGGACAACACAGCTCTGGAATGCGTTAAATCTGAGACATTCAAGGATGCGGATACCATTTGCCCGACTTGCGGTCAGAATCTTCCGGCAGAGCAGATTGAACAGTTAAAGAGCAGATTCGAGCAGAAGAAGCAGGAAAGAATCAATCAGCAGTTAAAAGCCAAGGAAGAATGGGAACAGGACAAGAAGCGTAAACTTGATGAAGTTATTCAGGCTGGCAACAAAGCGTCTGCCGGAATGAAAGAAGCACATAAGCAGGAAGAAACTCTCACATCTGAGATTTCCAAACTGGCAGGGGAATTAGAGCAGATTAAGACTTCTCTGGACGCAGAAAACAAGAATCTGGAAGCTATACCGAAAGAGCCAGATTTCTCAGAAAACGCCGAATATCAGCAGATTCTTACAACAATCAAAGAGAAAGAACAGGAGCTTAATTCTCTGGACGATGGCGAAGAAGCAAAGAAACAGCTTTCAGAGCAGTTATCCGGCAAGAAACAGGAATTGGCAGCAGTTAATCAGAGAATCGGAGAAGCCAACAACAACGTCCGAATTGACGAGCAGATTGAGAAGCTTCAGGAAAGCCAGAAACAGTACGCACAGAGCAAAGCTGATGCACAGAGGATTCTGGATGAACTGAAAGCACTGAGTATGGCGAAGAATACAGCCCTTGAAGATGCAGTAAACCGGTATTTTGACGGAGTTAAAGTGAAGCTGTTCGACACGCAGAAGAACGGCGAAGTCGTAGATGCTTGCATCTGGTACGCGCAGGACAAGGACGGTAACTGGAAGAAATTAATCGGGAATGCCAATACAGCTCTTATGATGAAAGGGAAAATTGCCATCATGGACGGTTTGCAGAAGTTTTACGGCGTGAGTTATCCGATATTCGTAGACTGTGCAGCAGAACTGGACAACAGCAGTCTGGCAGGAATTAAGTCAGATGCGCAGTTGATATTTCTGAAAGTTGCTGAGGGTGATATGACAGTAACGGAAGTTTAATAATTATCAGAAAAGGAGAATAAAAATGGCAGAAACTTATGACATTTCAAAAGCAACAAAAGCACAGGAAAAATATTGCGTGGAAAAAGGTTATCCGCATTTTGCACCGCGTAGTGGAAAATGCTTTGATTGTGGGCAGAATATTTATTCTGAAAAAGGACGAACAAGAAGTGGAAAAGAGTGGAATGGAATTTCTGTTGAGAGAGCATCAAAGGAATTAATTACAGGATGCCCGTTTTGCAATAGAACTTATTGCGATTAATAGAAAAGGAGAATTGTTATGGCAAACAAAACACAGTTAGCAACAGCAGGAGAACAGCAGGCAGCAGTCGTAATCAATAATTCATTCATTGATGGTCTGACTAAACAGCTCGAAGAAAAATGCAAATATGGTCTTTCTTTTCCAAAAGACTATAATCTCAGCAATGCACTTATGGGAGCATATCTGGTTTTGAAAGAAACAAAAGATAGAAACAACAAACCAGTTTTGGAATCTTGCACATCTACTAGCATCGCAAACAGTCTTATGAATATGGCAACCCTTGGCTTGTCAGTTCAGAAAAAACAGGGCTATTTTATCGCTTACGGCGGTCAATGCCAGTTCCAGAGGTCGTATTTCGGAAACATTACAATCGCCAGAAGATATGGAATGAAAGATATCCATGCTGAGATCATCTATGATGGTGACAATTTCAAATACCACATTGAAGATGGGAACAAAGTTCTTGATATTCATGAGCAGGACTTTATGAATATTGACAACGATAAAATTCTTGGGGCTTATGCAGTTATTCAGATGGAAGATGGAACGAAGCATCTGGAAGTAATGAATATCAAGCAGATTAAGCAGGCTTGGAAGCAGGGCTACGGTTTCAAAGAAGACGGCAATGGAACGCATCAGAAATTTACTGACCAGATGGCAAAGAAAACAGTTATCAATCGTGCATTAAAGCAGATTATCAATAGCCATGGTGATGTTTTCGTTCAGGAAGTTGAGGAAGCCACAGAAGAAATTCCAAAGCAGGACATTATTGAACATGAAGTTGCTTATGAAATCGAACAGAACGCCAATGCAGAAGAATTTATCCCAGACGAGCCAGTAGCAATCGAAGAACAGCCTAAACAGCCAACAGTCGCAGAAGTCGTAAAGACTTCCGAGAAAGAACCGGTTCCGGCAGCAGGACAGGAACCAAGCATCCCAGATTTTATGAAGCAGGAGGAAATGTAGAAGGGAAGCTACATTAATATGGTAGGAACATTAGCAGAAGCGTTCAAAAATATGGAGAATGGTCTTTATGACTACACAGAGAATGGAAAATGTGTAGGGTGCGGTGCTTGCTGTTCCACCCTGCTCCCAGTTTCCGGTAAAGAGATAAAAGAAATCGGACGGTACATCAAAAAGAATCATATACAGGAACAGCAACACAATTATCCAGTCAAAAATCTTGGACTCGACCTGACCTGTCCGTTTTTGAATGACTCAAAAAGGAATAATAAATGTGAGATTTATCCGGTCAGACCGGAGATATGCAGAAGCTTCATGTGCAATGACCCACACGGGGCGAGACAGAATAAGAAGTTATTGCATAAGAAATACGAACCGGTTGACATGAGAGAATTATTCTTCGGAGATGATCGAACATGATGTACTTCGACTGCATCAATTTTGATCGGTGCGACTCAGGAAAGTTCGGTAAATATATGGCTTGTATCGGGCGGTGTGAGAACTGCCCGTACTATGAGTCAGTGAAAGACTATTTTGAGAAACGAGGTGAGAACTATGAGGATTATATCCCAGAATGGAGAAATCAATCTTCCGTATGAAATGACAGCATTGATTGTTTCGGAAAATTACATACAGGCGGTATTTGCCGGAGGGATACAGCAAAGCCCATATGTGATGGCAGTTTATGAAAGCCGAGAAAAGTGTCAGAAAGCAATGGAAATGTTAAATAGAGTGTATGCAGGAATGTTTTTATCACAAAATGTTGAAATGAGTGATGACGATTACGAGGAATGTATAAAAATGGCTGCAAGAGGTTTTGGAATCATCAAAACTATGATTAGCAGTCCAGATATGAAATTTGAACCAGCAAACATTGTATTCAGATTTCCAAAGGATTATGAGGTATGAAAATGAGCCATAGCAGTTTATATGGAATTGATAGGGATTACAAAGGAAAGGTTATTAAAGAGTTCAAAAATTTATGGCTGTTCGCACCTGCTATATGGGATGTTTTGACAGAAAAATATATTCCACCACGCAAATTGATAAGCCATGGATTTAAGAGAAATATCATTTTTGATGCTTCTCTTTGGCACGAAATAAGCAATGAAATCAATAATTGCGACAATACAGCAGACAGGATTTGCTGGGAAATTTCTGTCGGGCATGTTTTCTTCACAAAAGATAAGAGCTGTGTGGCAAATGCAATAAGAGACTTTGTTAAGCAAAACAATAATTATTGCAGAGACATTGAGGATAATGTCGCGGTGTTGGAAAGGGAGCACATCATTGAAAGATTCGAAGAGATTGCTAGCGCAATAGAGTTATTGGCGGAAGATACACCGTATTTTGTAATGAAGAATACTTCTTTTGGCGATAGCGTAGAAAGATGGTTCAGAAAATACGACGAAGAGCAACATGAATATGTAGAATCCGGTCTTAGTCAGGTTGATAAACTTGTTACAGAATTTGTCGTGATCGAAGATGGGAAAATCGTGAATTTCATAAGCAATTTGGACTTTAAATATTAAAAGTGAGGTGACGAAATGTTCATTCGAGTAATCAATACAGGCAGTCAGCCCGGAAACTGCTATGCGCTTAAATCCGAATCCGGCGAAACCTTACTTTTGGATTGTGGATGTAGATACTCGGAAATTCTGAAAGGAATTTCTTATAGGATATCAGATGTTTCGGGCTGTCTGCTGACCCATGGACACGGAGATCACCTGAAATCATTTCAGAATCTTATGCAGTCCGGTATTCAGATTTACACTAATGACGAGACAGTTGAGAGTGTAAACGCAATCTCTGGTGAGCTGATGATCAAATTACCAGAAAAGAAACAAAAGGACATAGGTTCGTTCCGGGCAACGCCTTTCTACGTACCACACGACAAGACGCCAAATTTTGCATACATGATATCTCACGAAGAATGTGGACGACTGATATATGCGACAGACTTCTCATATTTGCCGTTCACATTCAAGAACATGAGAATAAATCACTTCCTTATAGAATGCAATCATCTGGACGAATCGCCAGAACAGGATTCGTTTAAGTTTGAGCACTCCGTCCGGGGGCACAGCAGCTTATCTACTGTAAAAGAGATTATCCGAGTGAACAAGACCGCTTCGCTCAGAACCATAACGCTATGCCACCTGTCAGAGGGATGGGGAAATCCGGAAGTGATGCAGAAAGAGATACAGGACGTTGCAGGAGATGATGTTCTGGTGCAGATTGCAAGACCGGGACTGGATGTTGATTTGAATTTATGCCCGTTTTGAAAGGAGTAAATATGGTATCAGCAAATTTAAAAGACTGGAAAGAAGTCACCAAAGGCATTTACAGATACGTAATCTCTACAAATGCTGCATACGAAATTCACATTAAATATTGGGATATGGACACAGATATTTTAAGTGCGAATGCAAGTCTATACATTGTCGGGGATTGGCGCTCAGATGATGGTAAAAATACCAGAGAAAGAGAATGCTTACTTGAGACAGGACCGGTTATGGCTTGCCTTGGTGAGGCTGTAGAGGATGATAGAGAGAATAACAGTTAATTAAAAAGCACCGATTACTTATCGGCGCTTTTTACAAAATCTTGGAGAATGGTAATGACCAGATTATTGAAACTTCTGTTCTCCTGCTTGGCAATCTGCTCAAGTTGTTCTTTAAGCTGTATTGGGAACGTGATGTTAGTTCTGGTCTTGTCAGACTTGATAGCCATGTGAAATTCCTCCCTTGTTTTTAGAACATTGTAGCATTTTTGATTATCGGTGTCAATCAGGTACCAAAGTGATACCATTTTCATATTGCAATATAGGTGTTAAAGTGGTATCATAATGGTATCAAAAACACACCAAAGAATGAATCGAGGTGATAAGTTTTTGAATAGTAACTATAAAAATTTTGCAAAAGCTAAGGCGATTGAAGCTGAGAACCGAAAGAGATGGTTAAAAGTCGACCCGCATCTGAGCGACAATCCCGGAATCTACATTTTGACAAGAGTTGATGAAGACGGTTTTAAGTTTGGGTATGCAGGTCAAGCGAAAAAACTGATTACCAGATTATGTCAACATAGCGTAGGGCATCAACAACACATTGATCTTAGCTTAAAAAAACATGGATTGTATTCAGAAAAAAATCCATGTGGTTGGCGTGTAGTGCATATTAATTGTCCAGAATCCGAACTTGACGAAATGGAACAGTATTGTATCAGGCAGCTTGCAGATCAGGGGTATCAGCTCAGAAACAAGACTAGTGGCTCTCAGGGAGCAGGAAAGAAACAGATTGATGAGTACAGACCAGCAAAAGGCTATTACGATGGTTTAAAGCAGGGTAAGAAAGTCCTTGCCAGAGAACTGTCCCACATCATAGACACGCACTTGCAAGTTTCGCTGAAACCAGAGAAGCAGGGCAACAAAGTATCAATCCGGGCTTTTGAAAAGTTCCAGAACCTGATTGATGAGAAAACGTACGAATAAAAAATGAAAGGAGCTTGCCTTCATGTGACGCAAGGGTGCACCGGGCTTCTTTGAAATATGAAATTAAAATGCGAAATATACAGAGACTCAATGCAAAATTACAAGAAATATGCAATTCCAAGAGCACAGCTCGTTATAGCTGATGTTCCGTATAATGTAGCGAATAATTTTTACGGGAGCAACCCTATGTGGTATGTAGGGGGGGATAATAAAAATGGCGAAAGTAAACTAGCGGGAAAAGCTGCCTTTAATTCAGATTTTAATTTTAACTTATATGAATACTTTCACTTTTGTTCAAGAATGTTAAAAAAAGAAGATACAACACCTGTACCAAGAGGAAGAAGTAGCAATTCTCCATGCATGATTGTATTTTGCTCGTTTGAACAAACACAAACATTGATTAAAGCTGCTGAAAAACATGGTTTTGTACATTATATCCCGCTTGTTTTCATAAAAAATTACAGCCCTCAAGTATTAAAGGCGAATATGCGTGTGGTTGGAGCTACGGAATACGCATTATTGTTTTACAGAGACAGGCTTCCTAAGTTTAGAAACGGCGTTCAGACTGACGAAAACGGAAAAACAATCAGAGGTACAGGGCACATGGTTTTTAACTGGTTCGATTGGGAGAAAGATGGAAAAGATATTCCTAAAATTCATCCGGCACAAAAGCCAGTAAAACTTTTAAAAAGATTGATTGAAACGTTTACTGATCCCGGAGATGTAGTAATAGACCCATGTTGCGGAAGTGGGACAACGTTAAGAGCTGCACATGAAATAGGAAGAAATGCTTTCGGCTTTGAAATTGATAGAAATTTCTTTAAGAGAGCAAAAGAAGAAATGCTTGTTTTTGAGGAAAACAGTCAGATAAGCATAGAAGATTTTTTATAAAGGAATCGTAAAAATGGATAATTTTAGACATCGGAAACATATGGAATGGAAGCAGAACCGCCGGGATATTTATTATTTTATTTTGAAATACTCAAAATCGCATAAAGGCACACCGCCGACAAGAATTATATCTGATGAACTGGAAATTAGCATGACAGCCGTTCAAAGGCATCTAAGGCAGTTTGAGGACGATGGATTGATCGTATTTCACGGAACTGGTTCGCACAGGACATACGAACTGATAGGAGTAAAGAAACATGAAACTGTATGACGTATACGACGGTTCAAAGTATATCGGGGAGCTAACGCTTGCTGAAATATCAGAATTGACAGGAAAGACAAGAAGTCAGATATCGCAGGCAATCAGCGGGGCATATGACATTAACGGAAGATATGCGGTCATATATGATGGGCAGCAAACAATCGCATACTCAAACAAGAATGATCGCAGGATGTTGATGGAATTTGACATTCTGACTCAGAAGATAAGGAGGGCTGTAGGTTGGGAAAGTTAAAAATCAAGCAGAAAAAGAAAGCATTCATTCCGTATACGAATCAGCAGGCTCATATGTTTGCGCAGTCTATCCAGAACTGCCAGAAAGAGTTAAAAGAGATGGAGTTGAAAGCCTTTGATGATGGGTTCGAGGATGGAAAGAACTGGTCTGACGTGCTGAATTTTGTGATTTTGTTTTATGTAATGCACGAATTGCACGGATGGGGATGGAAACGTTACATGAAGTCCGTAAAAAGAATTAATAACTACATCAATGATATTAATTCTGGAAAAACATCATTGTCTGAAATGGTTGATAAACTGGAGAAGAAACATCACATTCAGATTTGTGATGATTATAAGGAGCTAATCAAGAGATATGGAGCGTAATTTAATCATAGATTGCTTTGCCGGTGGCGGCGGAGCATCAGTTGGAATTGAGATGGCTCTTGGAAGACCAGTAGACATAGCAATTAATCACGATCCTGACGCTATCCTGATGCACAAGACGAATCATCCCGGAACGCTGCATCTGACAGAAGATATTTTCAAAGTAGACTTGCAGAAATATGTCGGAAACCAGCACGTAGCGTTAATGTGGGCTTCGCCAGATTGTACGAGCCATTCAAAAGCAAAAGGCGGTCAGCCGAGAAAGCAGGGACTTCGCATTCTTCCGTGGGCTGTATATAAGCACGCAAAGGTGATTCTTCCAGATGTAATCATTATGGAGAATGTAGAGGAGATACAGCAGTGGGGGCCTCTGGATGAGTCAGGAAAGCCAATTAAGAGCAGAGCAGGTGAAGACTATAACAAATTCATAGCAGCTATGAAATCCATTGGCTATGAATTTGATAGCCGGGAATTAGTAGCGGCAGATTATGGAGCACCAACGACACGAAAAAGGTGGTACGCAGTGTTTCGTAGGGATGGAAAGCAGATAGTATGGCCAAAGCCTACACATAATCGTTTTGGGACAGACGGTCTGAAGCCATACGAGCAGTGCGGAGATTACATTGATTGGTCAGACTTAGGTAAAAGTATATTTGACCGTCCGAAACCACTGGCAGAAGCAACACAGAAGCGCATTGCAAATGGAATCAAGAAATACATCGTTGATAATCCAGAACCGTACATTGTAAAGAACAAAGATGCGTTGGCATTTCTCATTCAGTATCATGGAGAAACCAGACAAGGTGATTCCAGAGGACAATTGCTGACTGAACCGATAAAAACCATTGATACTTCAAACAGATACGGACTTGTAACAGCTTTTATCACTAAATATTACAAGACTGGAATCGGTCAAGGATGCGACGAACCGCTCCATACAATAACCACATCACCCGGACACTTCGGCGTGATATCCGCATTCTTAGTCAAGTATTATGGAACAGGATGCGGACAGGTGCTTAACGAGCCGCTTGGGACCATTACCACAAAAGACAGGTTCGGACTGGTAAACGTTCTGGTTGATATTCATGGAGAGAAATACATCATATCAGATATTTTTCTCAGAATGCTAAAGCCGGAGGAATTAAAGGTGATGCAGGGATTTCCAAAAGATTACATTATTGACCGGGATTACAAATGGAGAAATTACCCGATTGCAAAACAAGTAGCAAGAATCGGAAATAGCGTTGTGCCGGTTATGGCAGAAGTGCTTGTGAAAGCTAATTGCCCGTATCTGAAAGTCGGAGAGCGCAAAGCTGCACCGATGATTTATATGCAGAATAACGGACAAGTAGCATTTGGATAAGAAATCATGGAGGACTGCACAATAGCGTGTCAGTTGCTTACATGGGATAGAAAGTAGGAGGAAAGTAAGAAATGAAATTATATGTATATTTTTTGATAAATCAGTATGATAAATTCCCTGAATTTAGAGTAGAGGAACTTGAAGTCGAAGAAAAGCCGAAAACTTACGTAATTAAAGGCGATTTGCCAAAAGGTATTTATACATCACGTGTCAGAAAAGAAGATATTGGATGTTTTATTGACCGGTATGGAGAAAAAGTTTTTCTAAAAAGTCCAGATTTAGCTAAAGCAAAAGAAATTTTCTTGAAAAAATATGACTACCGAATATTGAATTTAAAGAAAAGCATAGAAAAAGAAGAATTAGTAAGAAAAATAATAAGTGAATTTGAGGAGGACACAAAATGTTAATCAGAAGTCAGAATAAGATGTCTCTGGTAAAGTTTGAGAATATTGTTATAAACATCAACAATATCAATGGCAAAGAAATCATTTGTTGGAGTCAGATGAATCCAGGAGAAGATGAATATATTTCATTGGGTCATTATTCCGCCAAAGCAAAAGCCATGAAAGTACTGGATATGATTCAGGAAGCCTATGAAGAATACAAAATTACTTGTACTTTTTTGACAGGATTTACAGGACATCGAACAATTGTAGAATCAAACGATATTCACGTCAATGGTTCCGAAGAACTTATAAAAAATTTTAAAAAGAATATGGTCTTTCAGATGCCAGAAGATAGTGAGGTGGAAGCATGAGTCATATCAAAGACAGATTATCGGATTATCATGATTTCATGAAGAAACTTGTGGATGACCACCAGATGGTTTTAGCAAGTGATGTTCTGGAAATGATAGAACAACTTAAGGATGATCTGGAACAGGACAAGAAAGAAAATGGTTGGATTCCGGTCAGTGAGCAATATAAGAACAAACAATCGAATTGCAAGAAAATATTTCCAAAGCCATATAAGGAGGACTAAATGGGATATTGCAAATTAGAGTGTCCAGACGGTGAAACGCAATGTTGTATCTGCTGTGAGAAACAAGACGGTTGCGATAACCGGTGTGATATGATGGATAGCTACGAATATGCAGAGGATTGCGAAGATTATGTTGAGGAGGACGAGCCATGATTACATTCTTATTAGGACTTACACTTGGAATCATATTCGGAGTGGCTGGTCTTGTATGTGTGGCGATCATGTACGATAAGCACCACCCAGACGATTAGAAAGGAGAACGGTATGCTGACAAGGAATAAAAAGCTGAAAGACTACGGTATTCCGGCAGAGGACATAGAAAAAACTGAATACGATGCTGAAAGACTTCCCGGTAGAGTATGGATACCTGCTTTCCAGTGCTGCCTTGTCAGCTTGTCCGAAAAACACGGTGATAGCGGATATGGTTATCGAGAATATCCTACACCGGAAAAGCTACAGGAAAATCAGCAAAGAAAGATATATCCCGATGAACCCGAAAGACTTCTACAGATACAGACGCAAGACCGTCGCTGTACTGTATGAGAGGATGCGGTTGTTGGGAATGTGGGAGGATGAATAAATGCGTTTAATTGATGCAGACAAAATAATTGACTCTCTTGGAAATTCGGATATGGATTTTGCAATAGGTGCGGTTATTGATGGACAGCCGACAGTTTTTGATGTAGATAAGGTTGTGGAGCGGTTAGAAGAAGAAAAGAAGAGAGCATTTAAACTATGTTTGGGAACTAATGACAGCACGCAAAGGCTGAAATACATTGAAAAAGAACAGACGATAGCTTTAGCAATCGAAATTGTAAAAGGTGGTGGAGTTAAATGAGTAACGTATCAATTGAAACATTAGAAAAGCTAAAAGACAGCATGGTTGGAAGAAGATATAAACACTTCAAAGGAAGAGTCTATGTTGTCACCGATATCGCAGTACATACAGAATCTGATGAAATTATGGTGATCTACAAGTGCTTTGCAGACCCACTTGTAACATGGTGCAGACCATTGACTATGTTTACGAGTGATGTGGACAGAGAGAAATATCCAAATGTCAAACAGAAAAGAAGATTTGAACCACTTTCTAAGGCACAGGAGGACAACACTATATGAGAGAAATTCTTTTCAAGGCAAAGCGGATTGATAATGGAAAATGGGTTGAGGGATATTATACGGAATGTAATGGCAAGATATTTATTGGCATTAATATATTCATTTACAGTGATATATTTGAGGTTTTTCGTACTCCCTTAATTAGGTGGTTTGAAGTTGATCCAGAAACCCTCTGCCAGTTCACGGGACTTTGCGACAAGAACGGGAAGAAGATTTGGGAGAATGACATTTTGATGGCGCACTTGGACGAATCTTATCCGGAAGATGTAACATATGAGACCGTTGAATGGAACGTTGCCGGATGGGTAGGGCACGAAACTGGTAGTATAGACAGACAGTATCTTAATAAATTCGATCTGGAACATTATGAAGTAGTTGGGAATATTTTCAACAATCCAGAATTATTACAGGAGGAATCATGAGTAAATCAGTATTAGTGGTTGATACGCCGGAGAATTGCTATGATTGTCCATTTGGAACTGAATACTGCGGCGATTCTGAATATGAGGGATGCTGTGAGTTAGCTGAATGCTTAGATAGTGACATGAGACTCATAACAGAAGAGCATTATGATTGCGAAAGTAAATCAAGACCTGACTGGTGTCCGCTTATGGATTTGCCAGAGAAAGACAATGGAGATTATCCGGCCAATACATCTGATGCTGGCTTTGCGGAGGGCTGGAACCAGTGTATTGATGAGATTACAGGAGGAAACGCAGATGATTAATTTAACAGGAAAAAGCGTGTTTGTAAAAACGCAGGAAGAATATTTGAGTGTTCTGAAAATGGCAAAGCTTCAGGGATTCGCATGGGGGAAAGAAAAGCATTTAAACCCTATCGAAATTCCATTTCCAAACATATTGAATTTTTACAGCAGTAAGATGGTTACTTACAGAGACAATGAAAGGACATTGTATGAAGCATCTGAAATCGTCGAAGATGAAGAAAAAATCAAGGATGCAGTAAAACTTGTCAGAACGTTCGCTAAATACCCAGACAGAACAGCATTGACGGACTCATTTATTGAGTCCTTGAAGTTACTTGCAGATACCGTAGAAAGTCAGATGGAAGAGGTGAAGTAGATGGTTGATTTAAGAAATACATGTATCTTGGTTAAGACAGAAGAAGAAAATGAAATGCTTCTCAAAGAAGCTGAGAAACAGGGATTTCATTGGTATTCGAAAGGCAATTGTAAACCATTGCCAGGACAACATTTTCCAGATATTTTAAAATTTTGTAATAACAAAGATGTGGTGCACAGCGTACGTATCGGAGTAGAGTGTGATGCTTTCTACGAAGCTTCAGAACTCCTCGGGACAAAAGAAATGACGGCAAGAGAGTTTGTTAATCGTATTGCAGATATACGCAATTGTAGAGGATGTAACTGTTCAGAATGCGTATTGAGTGAAAGCAATACTAGGTGCAAGAAGCATTTGTGTGATATATGTGATTGGAAAGATAATATAGATGAAGTTCTTGAAATTGCAAAATCAATAAGACTTACAGCCCCTTCACCCGAAGAGAAAGCAATTAGCACGATTGAGAAATTTATCGAGAATCCAGATCACACAGCATTAAATGATGAATTTTTAGAATCATTGAAGCTGGCAGTCGAGAAGTTGAAAGAGGTGAAGTAGATGGAGAGATTAACACTTGACAATGCTATTAAATACATCAAAGAAGTAGCGAGAAAGAACAGAATAAACAAAGAGAAAAATACCATCATTATTCCTAACAGTTTTATCAGTAGTAATGATTGTGCAGATAAATACGGACAAGTTGCTAAATGGTTGGAAGAATTAAAGTCTTACAAAGAGTTAGAAGAACAGGGCTTGCTTGTGAGATTGCCGAGTAAGGTTGGAGACACGGTTTATAGAGTGAATGCCGGAGCCAAGCAACCGATTATTCCAATGACTGTTTCAGAAATTCATTTTTTCTGTTACAAAAATGAACGTGTTGTAAGGTTTGACACAATAGGTAAAGGAGATATGGGAGAAAGTTGCTACCGTTTAGAAGATATTGGAAGAATAGTATTTCTCACCCGTGAGGAAGCTGTGAAGAAGTTGGAGGAGATGAAGAAAAATGGTTGATGCAATAAAAACGTTTTTCATAGCAATAGGTGTATTCACAGTTGTCTTTATGGTTTACATATTAGCATACGGGATAATCAGCAAATTCAACAGATGGCGAAAGAATGGTTGCAAAATCAAGTGTCTCTGCAAACCGCACGTATACGAAATCCAATGGCATTGGGTAAAAGACGGAAAAACTCTTCTAGTATGCAAGAAATGCGGTAAAAAGAAAACACTGTTTATTGACTATGATTTCTCCAAAAAATAATCATTAGGAGGATTAATATGAAACCAGAAGAAGCAATTAAAAACTTACGGGAACGCATTGACTTAGCTAAAAAGGTCTGGACAAATGTTCCAGGAATTGTTGAGTATCGTAAAGCATTAGAATTAGCAGTTAAAGCGTTAAAAAAGCAGATGCACAGAAAAGTGAGATACGAGGTTGTAGAATACGACGAATACTACGATGTTAGTTTATATGCTTGCATCTGTCCGTCATGCGGACTGCATATTATTGAGTTTTCGGATAATGATGTAGTCTTTAAATGCAATAGTGATAGCCCAGAAGATGTGTTTCATTCCGGTATGGTGCATCATGCGTATATTGGTATGAATAATTATTGTAACAGATGCGGGCAGAAATTAGATTGGAGTGAAAAAGATGGCAGATAAAACATGCAAAACTTGTATTGAAAACGGCAACGGGCTGTGTGACCGCAAAGGTATCCTGATAGAGGAAGATGATAGCTGTGAAAATCACACAAAAAACTGGATGGACTCTTTAATGGAGAAATTCATTCGAAAATCAATGCGGTAAGGGCGAAAACGTCCTTACCAGACGGGAAGGTGGCTAAATGACAAAGGTGAGTTGGATTCGATTAGAAATAGATATGTTCGATAACAAAAAAATCCGGCATATCAGAAAACTTCCAGAGGGGAACAATATCGTACTGATCTGGATGATGCTCCTGACGATGGCAGGGCGTTGTAATTCAAACGGGATTATTTTTCTGACAGAGAATATTCCATATACAAATAAAATGTTGGCTGACGAGCTGGACTTTGATGAAAGCGTGATCGAACTTGCACTTACAATTCTTGAAAAGTTCGGCATGATAACCAGAGATGGAACATTACTTTCAATTCCCGGATGGGAAGAGCATCAGAATATTGACGGGCTTGAAAAAATCAGAGAGCAGACAAGAAAACGGGTTGCCGAACACAGAAAACGTCAGAAAGAATTATCAGAGGAAGAACGTACGCCAGAGATTCCAGAACAGATTTCTTGCAAAAAGGATTTAGTTAAGCCCGGTGATGTGCAGAAAGTAGTTGATGAATGGAATAAGCTTCAGCAGTTCGGCATTCAGCCAATCGCAAGAATGACAGCAAGGCGAACGCAAATGCTGAAAGCAAGAATCCGAGAATACGGCATGGACAAGGTAATGGAAGCGTTGAAAAATGTGCAAAACAGTGACTTCCTCATGGGAAAGAAAACTGATTTTATGATAAATTTTGAATGGTTCGTGAAACCAAACAACTTCTTAAAAATACTTGAAAACAAATATCATAACAGGGAGGATATGCGAAATGGAACTGGCACAGCTCAAAGAAATGTCGAACCAATCATCCCACTTGGAGAATGGAACGGAGAAGAATCAGACACCCCGTTCGCTTGAATGCCCTGAATGCGGGAACAGCGGGTGGAGATGGGTAAGAGATGCAAGCGGTATTCCTTATTGCGAGGAATGTCCTTGCGGAATCAGAAAGAGAACAATCCTTGAAAATCAATTGAAATTTGCAGAGATTCCAAACGTGTTTAAAGACTCAAATTTCAACGATTTGAAGTCAAATGTATATTTGAACGTCGAGAGCCGAAAGGTATTTTCTCAGGCGGCTCAGGCAGTAAATTACTGGTTCAAAAACCTTCCTGATATGCAGAAGAAAGGAATAGGATTATATCTTTTCTCGAGTGCAAAAGGTTCTGGCAAAACTAAAACAGTATGCAGCTTGGCAAATGAGATCATGAAAAAATACCAGAAGCCTGTCAAATTCACCACGTCTCTCAGAATCCTTGATGAAATCAAGAACACATGGGGAGCCAAAGAGAATGTAGAGGGAAAGTTAATAGAGGATTTGTCCAGAACAGAAGTCCTTATCATTGATGACTTCGGCGCTGATTCTGGAAAAGAATGGATTAATGAAAGATTCTATAGCATTATCAACGGGCGGTATATCGACAGGAAAATCACTATATTCACAAGCAACTGCCAGATATCAGAACTGAAATATGACGAGAGAATCACCAATAGGATTCTGGAGCGGTCACTTGAAATCCCGTTTCCGGAAGAATCCGTCAGAGAACATATAGCACAACATTTGAAAATGAAGATGGTACAAGGAATGCGAGGTAAAGAGAGTGAGAATAGCTGTTAAACCATGGGGTGAAATGTCTGTCAGAGAAATTCAGAATTTAAAAGAAAAGCAATGTAAGCATTGTGATTATTTTTCAAAGAATAATTCTGGAGGGTTATCATATGGAACTTGCGATTACATCCTTATCAATGATCGCATGAGAGGATGCCTACCGACGGAATGCGTAATGAAAGGGATTTTTAAAAGAAGAACAGGAACAAAAAGAAGAGCAGCTTTGAGAATCTAAACCTTTGAAAGGAAAAGAAATGAGAACAATAAGCGAAATGTATAAACGTTCCGGTGGAACTGCGTATCAGCACAATTGTTCTGAGTGCAGATTTTATAGGGACGGAAAGAGGGGAAAATGTCTGATGTATGGCGGTGATCGGGACTGGCATGGAAATTTTATTGCCTGCAAATTCTTCAATCTTGAAGATGATGTGCCGGAAGGACAGATGAATATTTTTGATTATGTGTGAAAGAAAGGAGGAACGAGGAGCCGCTGGCCAGCGAAAGGATATCCCGGTTCCTCCTTATTTTTTATGAATAATGACGACTTGAAATATGCAATTGAGAATGGTATCATCAATTTGTCTCACATACAAGAGCAAGTTGAAATGAATAAAAGGGAAGAAATTTTAAAAGAATACAGGGACAGCATATGGAAGGCATCTGACGGATATTGGAAAATCCGTATGACTTATGACGAAACCGGACAGCGGAAGATGTTCAAACGTCGGTCTAAGCAGGATTTAGAGGACTTGATTGTAAAGACACACCGTGAGAAAGCAGAAAATCCAAAGATTAAGAGTGTGTTCGAGGAATGGGCACAGCGCAAGGTTGATCTGAATAAGATTTCAATACAAACTTATCAGAGATATCAGCAGGACTTTAATCGCTTTTTTGGGGACATGGGCGAACGCAGAATTAAAAACATTGAGTCAGAGGATATCAGCAACTTCCTGGAAGAGCAGATCAGCGAACACAATCTAACCGCAAAAGCTTTCTGCAATCTTAAGACAATTACCAGAGGTACCCTGAAATGGGCGAAGCGCAACAAGCTGATTGATTGGAACGTGCAGGAATTATTCTATGATTTGGATGTCACCGATAAATCTTTCAAAAGAAATATCAAAGAAGATTCGGAAGAAGTATTCAACGACGCTGAAATGGACAGGATGATTGACTACTTGAAAGACAATCAGGATATAGTAAATCTTGGCATCATGCTTATGTTTGTAACTGGTCTGAGAGTTGGGGAGCTATGCGCTTTGAAATGGAATGACTGGCTGCCACATATCAGTACGATTAAAGTCAGAAGAACGGAAGTAAGGCATTTTGAAAACCATAAAGGCATTTTTGAAGTAAAAGACTTTCCGAAAACAGAAGCAGGCGTAAGAAATGTAGTGGTTCCTCAGGGGTGTACATGGATATTACAGAAGCTTAGAAATATGTCGACATTCTGCGAATATATATTTTCCAAAGATGGAAAGCGATTAAATACTTATTCGTTCAGGAACCGGTTAAGAACAGTGTGCAAGAAAACTGGCTGTATTCAAAAATCACCGCATAAAATAAGGAAAACATATTGCACAATATTACTCGATCACAGCATAGATAATCAGATGGTCACATCACAGATGGGCCACACAAATATTTCGTGTTCCGAGAACTATTACCACAGAGACCGAAAGGACCTCAAGAAAAAACAAAAAATCATGGACAGCATAAACGAGTTCATGGTAGTGTCGAGATAGTTTTTTGAGAGGGAACAACTAGGGAACAAAAAGGAACACCCTGCAAAAAGTTAGAAGCATTGATTTTATAGGAAAGATGGCAGTTTAAAGATACGTTCGATTCCCGTACTGGCTGCTAACGAAAACCTTGTAAAATCAAGGTTTTTTGTGCTTTTTAGGGGCATGTAAAATAGCCGAGGGAACAGGCTAGGGAACAGAACAAATATTCGAATTAAAACCATAGGAGGAAAGCTTGTATGTGAGACACAGGTAAAACTATCGTAGACGGCAGAAATGCGGTCTTTTTTTGTTGCCAAAATTATGTTAATATGTTTGCATGGAGGTGATGTTGTGATACATACCGCATATGATGTAATGAAAGAATACCTGATAACTGGAGCGGAGTTGGATGGTCCGTACCAGATACCGGTTATTCCGCCGACGCAGCTGTCGCCGAAGAAAAGCATAGATTTTGTTTCTTCAAAATCCAGATCGCTGAAAGGTCATAAGGACCTGACCGTAAATTTTTATATTGATGACAAGAGTTTCTTACAGATATGGAATCAGCCGGACCAACACGTAGAACATCTGAAATGTTTCCATTCAGTTTGCAGTCCAGATTTCACAATTGCTTCCGGGATGCCTACGGCACTAAATATATACAACCTATACAGGAATCATGCTCTAGGCTTCTATTTTGCGATTTTAGGCGTTAATATAATACCGTCAGTAAATGTTATCAGTCCAAAAGAAATGCCGTTTATTTTCGATGGTACGCCGCACAGAAGTACTGTATCATGTTGTACCAATGGAAGAGTACGGTCTAAGTCTGCCAGAATGGAATTTTGTGAGAATTTCAAAGAAATGTTAGATGTAATTGAGCCGACAAAAGTTGTGATCGTCGGCATCGTACCGGACGAACTCAATGTAGATGTGCCGATTATAAACCTCAATTCACGTAGCCAGAACATGAAAGAGATGTTCAGAAAGGAAGAACCATGGGAACAGTTAGCAGCGGATCAGCAAAACGAAGAAACAAAGAAACCGGTCGGCAGAAGAAGCGCCGAAGCAGACTTTTCAGTATTGTGGGGCGAAGAAACATGACTGGAAAAGATGAATTGAATGTGATGAAGTGAAAAATTTACATCGCGCCAAACTACGTTATAGAAAATTATATACAGAATGCACAAAAAATAAAAAGTCGCAGGTCTGAATTAGTTTCAGATTTCTGCGATTTTTTTCCGGTATTTTCCAGTTCCGGCGTATATGCAATTGATGCAGGAATTGCCCGGTAATACCAATTTTGAACATTTGCCCTAATCTGATATAATTATATTAATTGAGCATCTCTAATTTTCTTGGCTTCCCAAATCATTCCGATTTTGTCAAGCATCTCTGCCCGTTCCGGTGTGATCTGGGCATATGAGTTGCCCTTTCTGGCGTTGCGCTGTGAGCGTATCCATTGCCCCAACTTGTACCCGTCCTGGCAAACGTAAGAGCAGGGGACAAGTAAGTTCCCGTTAAGATCATAGAACTCCTGAGCGTGCTTGTACCCAGTATTCCATTTTTGTACCTGCACCGTTAGCACCCTTGATCGGATTTCTGCGGCTTTTTCGGCGTAGTTTCCTGCACATCCCGTAAAACTATCCCGAGCGCTTAAGGCGTCTTCTAAGGCAGAATAAGAGCCAAGATAATATTTTACGCCATTGCGATATACATTAACCTCCCAGCGCCCGAAGTTGTTAAGATGCAAGTATTTGTATTTTACAGTGTCTTTTTTATAAGCGTTTTTGGAATTTGCTTTTGCGTAAGACATCCGCAACCGTTCTTTTTTACATTCTGGACCGCACACAAGCCGCCCGTTACGGCTCTCGAACTCTTTCCCACAAACAACACATTGTTTTATATTGCTGTTTGTGATCTGCACACCCGGGCGCAGCTTCGCGAAGAACTCCGGGAACGTGCCGTTATTCTTTGCGGTTTCCGCATTTTTACGGACTTGCGCAGCCTCCTCCGGGCTTACGAAAATTCCAAGCGTGTAATTCTTACTGTTATAATTTATTTGCGTAATCCATTTACCAGTGCTTTTATATGGATACACGTATTTTATTTTACTCATGTGATCTCCCTTTTGCAGTCCGCATAGCTTCGCACAGTCCGGAAACACAAAGGCCAGACCGGGCAAAGCGTCCGCGCAACTATACAGAATAATAATAACCCCGTTGCGTTCTGTCGTCAATCCCTGTTATCAACTCGATATTTGAAGATTTAAGACGGTTCTATATACTTGTGATAAAATATACCAGAATCACGATAAAAGCCGCTAAAACGTCGAACAGAAGCTAATACAGCTATATATAATTGTCAATGTGCATCAAACCAGGACGCAAGCCCCGGTGAAGTCCCGCACAGGTCACGAACCACCGCCGCCCGGAGCGGATGCAGGACACCAGAAAAAGAACAGCGTTTTACTGCTCTAAATAATTTATATTCGTGATTTGCGGTAATTCGTACCATATCAGCGGGACAGCACCGGAAGAAACAGCTTCAAATACTTGTCTGGCTTCCTTTTCTGCAATTTCTTTTATTCTGTTTATTTCAGAAAAATCACCGCTATAAAAAGCGGTGATAGCTTGTTTTTGCGTGGCTTTTCTGATTGTGATCATCTTTTTATTCCTCCTCAAAAATCAAAATCAATGTTGTTAAATGATGACCGTTTGACCATTCAGCTTGCAAATGATCAAAAAGTACTTCAGCGGTAAATTTATCGTTGCCAAGACACTTAAAAAACCATTTCTGATCACTTTTTACTTCGTATACATTCCACATATATTTTCTTTCTTCCCTTTACCCATGGGAGCCGGGTTATAAAAGGCGTTGCCGGGAATCGAACCCGGCAGGAACCGTTACGCCTAAATTATAAGACTGTTGCTTTTATAGTCTTTAAATCTTCTGAAAAACTCATATTTTCTAACCACCGCCCGGACGGTAATTTTGTATCATATGCCCAGTGATAACAGCTGACATCGTTAAAAAATACCACCGGTGAAAAGAATGCTATAAAATCCCGATCAGCTTCAGAAGGCGTAGATTTTGCATCTATAACCCAGTTCAGCCCGGTGCAGGTTTCTTTACTTGTAATAACAGTATAATTTTTCATGTTTTAATCCTCCTGATTTTATTTTAAAAGGCCGCCGGGGAAATGCTCCCCGGTACGCTTACGCTATCCATGATTTTCTCGCTGGAAATAGGCGTATTTTTCATGGCTTACATCTCCGCAAATCTATAACAAGAATGAATCAGCCTTGAAGCCTGGAACAACGCTCTCCCCTGAACGTCTAACCATTCTTCGCCACTGTTTGGTTTGCGTTCGCCGTTGCGTGTCTTTTTGAGTTCTGACGGAGTGCAAAGGGCTTTTGCAATATCCGCATCGTAGATAAGAGCACAACCACCCCAACTATATTGCAGCCAACCGTCTGCACCGTTTAACAATAATGCTTTTAATTCTTCTCAAGTTTCTGGGAGTTCGTCAAGTTCCAAACCGTCCACTAAGTCTAAAGCGTAATTTTTAACACCTTTTTTCCATGCTGATTTTGTTTTTTCATTCTCGATTCTTTTCATAAGCTCTCTCTTTGTCATTGTTTTTTACCTTTTCCCCTGTTATAATGGGGATACCTTTCTTATTTTGATTGGTGCCCGGTTCGCTCCCGGGCTATTGACTTTTTTGCTTTGGGGCTTCGGAATTTTCCGGAGCCTTTACGATCTGGCCCAAATAGATGTTGTATCTCATTTCTTCTTTCATTCCTTTATGGAAAATGTGCTGTAAAGATAATTTTTTGAATCATCAGTAATTGTATTTACAGTTACCAATTTTTCGAGAGCTTGCGACATCGGTGCTCCATATGTTCCACGCTCCCACAATCCAGAACGCTCTGCCATATTCCAAAAGCAACCGGTCTCGATGCTGCCACCTTTAAGAACGTGTTTCTTAAATACAGATTTTATAAAATTTTCACACCATTCAATTTTTACATCTTTCATATTTTTCCTCTCTTTCCTCCGGCTTTGCGTCCGGGCTGTTTGTTCTCTGTTGATGGTTATATAATACATTATTTTTAATGTAAAATCAATATACAAAATACATTAAAATTAATGCAAATAATCATGTGAAATTTGTGCATTATTTTTAATGTAAAAGTCCTTGCAAACAAAAACTACCTATTATATAATGTAGCTATGCAAAGACGATTAGAAAGGAGAAAAGAAAATGTTTGTATATAGACTTAACGTATTAGAAACTTTAAGTGATGCAGGATATACTCCTAGTAAATTAAGAAAAGAAAAGCTGTTAGGGGAGAATGCTATACAGTGCCTAAGGGAAAATAAAATGGTAGGGATTAAAGCGCTTGACAAAATTTGTTCTATATTAAATACGCAGCCAGGAAATATTATAAAATATGTAGATACTACAGAAAAATAAGAACTTTAAAAATAATGTAAATTTAGTATTGACAATTACATTATAAATAATGTATAATAAAGACAGTTAAAGAAAGCGCATCAAATAGCCCCCACGAAGGGCAGACAGGAGAAGAACATGAACATCAAAATTTATTGCAATTACGGTTGTTTATCAGCCGAAAAAAGAAACGTTTACACATACGGGGCACCAGAAGCCACGGCTACTTGCTGGGATGAAATCACAGTGGAAGCCCCGGAAGGTTGGGAACCATATGAGAACTACATGGGCGAGTTGATGGTGACAGCTCCATGGGGAACGAATTACACCATTAACGAGGTACTGGAAGGAAATGAAAAGCCGTGTTTTTCGGCTTATGACGGAAATAGAAAACTGCATAGAACTTTTCTGAAAACGGTAGAAGATTAAGGAGGAAATCAGCATGAAATTAAATACATTATCCTACGTCCTCGGAACAGAGGACGCAATTGAAACTGGTAAAGAATATTTCTTCGGTCAGCTCTGGGACGGAAACGGAGATGGGGAAGAACTGTTGGAGTCTGGAGCGATCGCCGTATATCAGGATGGCGAGGAATACATCGTTGACTTCGAGATTCTGGAATCTGCGGAGGATATTCTGCAAACCCGGGTTAAGGTTATCGGGATTAATTAACAGGAGAAAAGAAAAATGATTAAGAGAGTAAAACTTGAAACCATTTACAAAATGGCTAAAGAAGATAACGAGAAAATAGAAAAATGCAAAACTTTCCCAGACGGATGGGATAAAATAGTCTATGACTATTATAATAAACTGTCAAAAGACTCATACGACGTTGAAATGTTTATGGATTTTTTGAGCGGTGAAGATTCGCCGCTAGAAATGGCGTACGCATACAGGAGAAATATGTATATCATGTTGTACACAATGAATGTAACAGATACAATGGCATTTGTAGACGGCGAATATGATATATTTTACATCGTATCAAAAGACAGCGACGGCGAATACAACAGTTGGGAGTGGTGCTTCACAAACAACATTGACCCGATCAAATACAATGGCGAGGACGGAGACGAACCGGTCCCGGAATGGCTCATAAAAAAATACGAAGAACAGATAAGGGAGGAATAAAAATGGCAGTTACGAGATCATGGAAAGTATGTGGAAATTATGGCGGTCACCGGTTAAAAGAAAGCTTCTCACCGTCAAGAAAATACGATTGGAGCAGCAAAGAGGACGGCGTGAGAATTGTCGAGATAGAGAACGCCGACAAGACCGGCTCAAATCTTTATTCGATTATCAGGATAACAAGAGATAGCGCCGAATTATGTGAACGTGAATTTAATGGCCAGTTAAGTGACGGAATTTTTGAAAATTGCCGAACTGGAAACATTGAAGAACTTGCATAATTACGAACAATGATATAAAATATAAACAGCGTATAAATGGGAGTGATATTTGAGAATGATGTAAATTTAGCTCCGTAAACGCAAAATAAGCCCCTGAGAGATAGTCCCGGGGGCTTTTGCTGTCTTATTCTGGCGGCGTAATGAGTGAGGGGGAACAACCCCGCCGCCGAAGTTGTTAAAATACATTTATCACAAAACCGCCGAAGTTGTCAAGCAAAATTTTTTTATTTTTGGGTATTGATTTTTAAAACCGATGTGGATAAAATAAAAATAACGACAGGCGACGGAACTCAGGAGGGGAGCGATAGCCAGAGCGCGAAAAGAATAAGAATTATACAGCCAGATCACGCCGGACAAGGTGCCGGAAGGTCTGGCTTTTTGTGTTTAATAACCGGAAAATTACAGTATTACAAGGCGTATAAATATATAATAACTGTTTATATAATCCCCTCCAAGATTCTAGAGACCTAGAGTTTATTAATATATATGCTATACAGTACCGTATAGATATATAGAGTTAATAAGAGTAATGTAACCGGTAAAAATAAAATTAAATAGACTGTTGACAGTGATATAAAAGTATGATAAAACAGAATTAACAATTGAATAAGCCGAAAGGCAATAAGAATAATAAGACTATTTAAGACGATTAAAACCGAGCAGATCGGAAAGAAGAAAGGGATTTAGAAAGATCCCGGATTGTATCTGCGAACGTGTTTTTGTCGTCTTTTTTTATTTCAATTTTTTGGAGGTGATACAGTGAAAAAGAGTAATACAACAGTGACAGAACAGGGAATAGAAGTATACACTAGTACGATTAATTATTATGCTGATGAGTATGTTGATTCACTGTATGACCAAGAAGAAATACATAAGCCAAATAGTAATCAGTTTACTGGTATGATTAAGTATATAAATAAACATGTTGGATTTAACAGAAATATACTTGAGAGCATAACAGTACTTAATGAGATATGGGAAGCTTATACAGAGTTAGTATATAAATATAATCAAAAGCCTACGATAGAAGAATATGCACTATTGATTGGCATTCACAGGGACACAATTTATTCATGGGCGAAAGGAGAGTGCAGAGCTGATGATTATTGTGAAAAGCTAAGCCTCTCACGCTCCGACACGATTAAAAAATGGCAAGATGAATGTGCACTCGGACGATATAAAAGCGCAGCTTCCGGGAACGTTGGTGGCATATTCCTTTGCAAGGCTGTTGACGGCATGGCAGAGACGGCACCAGTACAGGCAAACCAGCGTCAGGATAAACCACGGGAGAGCCTGGAACAGATCAAAGAAGAGTTTGGCGGTTTGCTGACAGGAGAGTGAGGCAAGATAGGACGCATCAAGAGCCCGGAAATGTACAGGACTCACGGACAAACGGCACGAAAACAAGGTAAATTAGTAAAAACTGTGCAATATATACAAATACAATTTGAATAATTGTGCAATATGTACATTAATCTATATAAAAAACTGTTGTTTTTCTTATAGATGTAATATTCTGACAATTATTCGGCCATTTTGCTTCCTTGATTACTGCCGCAGGCGTTCAAATCATCAGCGTTAAGACCGGAGCAGCGGGAACCCATGGGGCGGCGGGCTGTCCGGTTAGCGTCCGGCATGGATACCGGGAGGGGGTCTATATAAGCACCAACACACGCCGAGTAAGTACTCCGAGTTCCCGAAAAATTAAAAAAGCCTTCTCCAACAGCAAGGCTTAAAAATTCCCAAAAAAATAAAAAGAGCCCCTTGCCAGAAAGGCGAAATAATGAAACAGATCGTAAATAATGACGGATATCTGAGATCAGCGTTAATGGATGTAGCTAATCAGCTTTTGAATATTTGTAATGAAACAGGAATCACGAACATTCAGTTAACAACAGCATCTTGGGAAAACGATAAAGGCATTACACTTTTAGCAAAAGCCGGAGATAAACCGATTCTTTCAGTAAAAATGGATACTGTCTATGAAAAAGAATAACTCTCAGGGCGAATCAATCAGAATCCGGCTCACATATCAGTTAGAGCAAAAACTCATTGCCGAGAAGAATCGAACCGGTAAGAGTGTGTCACAAATCACCAGAGAAGTGTTGGAGCAATATTTCCGAAGGAGATAGGCAAAACGCCGACTCAATTTTTCTCAAAAAATAAAAAAGAGGTTCTTATATGTCAGAAGAATACAGTGAACGCTTTGATGAACTTCGTAAGAATCGAGTCGAGGTAAGCTATCATAAATACGGTCCTACCAGGAAGAATTTTAAAACCGGGAACGTGCAGGCGCTCCCGTCCATGGAACGATGTATTGAGAAATATAATTCCACCGGAAACACGGAATATCTTGTGGATGCAGCAAATTACCTTATGTTTGAGTTCATGTACCCACAACATCCTAAAGCACACTTTAAAGCTACAGACAGCAATGATAGCGCCGGGATAGTCGGGATTAGCGTGAAAGAAATGGAGGACTTGAAGAATGAGCGATTTTAGCGTACCAAAAGTAAAAATCATAAACCCAGTAGGCTCAGGCTGGAGGGGAACGCAATGTTTTATTGGCGAAACAGAAATCAATTGTGTAAGATCAGCGGACTTCCATGTCGCAGTTGATGAACTTCCAACATCGGTTTTTGAATTAACGGCTCTGCCGGATATTGAAATGGAATCCGAAGTAAAATTCTCATACACACCGCAGTCAGTAGAGGACGCAGTAAGAATCCTGAGGCACGAACTTCTTACACATGGAGAAGTTTACAATGGTTTCAAAGCAAGCCTTAAAACAGCGATTGAGAAGTACTGTACCTGTGGCTTGCCATTCGAGCCAGAGGACGAAACCGCCGGAAAGATTCTTAATTTTATGATCGGAGAGGAACAGAAAGAATGATTCTTGCAAGACTTGTAGCAGCTATGCTGGATATCGCGTTTTTTACATTGGTCTTGGCATTCCTTATATCGCAGGACGAAACCGAAAAGAAAAGCAATCCAATAGCGACGGCAGTATTTATATTGATGGAAATATGTTTTGCAGTTAATGCAGTTGTGATTTTTAGATTATAAGGAGGACACAAATAATGAAATTTTCAGAAGCATTTAAACTTATGAAACAGGGAGCGAAGGTAAAACTTCCATCATGGGGCGGATATTGGTATTGGGATGCAGAAAAAGAAACAATTATGATTCAGTGCCGCCCACAGGATAGCGATACTCAGGGCGACTTACTTGACATCAGGAAAACTCAGAGGGTCGAATATACCACTATGAATATGCAGTCTGATGAATGGATTATTGCAGACGAAACAAACTGCCCGGTGCTCGGTGGCGAATCAGAGTTTTCTTTTGGAGATGCAATTAAATATATGAAACGTGGACTCAAGGTTGCAAGAAAAGGATGGAACGGAAAGAAACAGTACATTCAGCTTGCTACCGGGATTTCGTATAAGACTGCTGATAATAAAATCGTAAATTGCGAACATGATGCGATCGGAAATAAAGCCATTGCTTTTGTCGGAACATCTGGCGTACAGATGGGATGGCTTGCGTCTCAGGCAGATATGTTAGCAGATGATTGGATTTTTGCAGAATAAGAGGAGAACCCAATGTGGTTAGCATTCACAATACAAATTCCCCTGTTCACCATACTGATTGAACGGGTGAAAATACAAGAAAATCAGAAACCTGCCGTTCTCAGGTTAGGGAAAGCCTTTGAATCTGACAGGTCGAGGCATCCAGAGTAGCTTAGGTCTGCGTTGGTGAAACTCAATGGAGAATAACTTTTCCCGCCCATTGCAAAGTAACTGGCGCGGACTTAACGATACAAATATAGACATGATGCTTTCTAAAATCTTATAAAATATATCACTCTATCACGAGACCGGGACTTTCCCGGTCAAATAATGGGCTATCGCCAAGTGGTAAGGCACAGGTGAATACATGACAAAAGAATTGATATACGATGGCAAAACATACATAAATTTTCTCATTGATGAAAATGGAAATGTATTAAACAGTAAAACAAAAAGAATTTTAAAAAAGTCAATTTTCAAAGATGGATATTATCATATAACATTGCCAATGGGAAAAAGAGGAAAAGTGAAATCAATCAGACTTCATAAAGCTGTTGCAGAAACATTTATTCCAAATCCGCAAAAATATTCAATCGTTCATCATAAAGATGAAAATAAATTAAATTGTTGTTGCGAAAATCTCGAATGGACAGATTCAAAAACAAATACTCAATATCATTTAAAAAAATTAAGCGAAATAACGGATTATTATAATAATCGAAAGCTTGCAGAAGATGATGTTAAATACATAAGAAAAAATAAAGGGATAATAAGTTCGAGAGAATTAGCAAAAATATTTAATGTTTCTAAAACTACAATTTTAAACGCTCAAAATTATAAGCTGTACAATTGATATTAAGAATTATTGGGGGTTGGCGAAGCGGATTAACGCATCGGTCTTTGACGCCGACATTTTCATCAGTTCAAATCTGATACCCCCAGTAACATTCACCTGTATTCGTGGGTTCGAATCCCACTAGCCCATCTGGTTGTATTATTTTCCATGATGATATGACCTCCGAATTGGTTCCATCTATCCCAACGGGGATGATTAAAGGGGCTTCAAATGCCCCGGATGGATTCTGCTTATGCAGAACAGCATTTAGACCCTTTGTTGCGACTGCGAGGGCAAGAATCGCAACAGCAGAGGAAGTTACTCTTGAACTGCAATAACCCTCTGCTTAGGAAACTTAGTTCAGTCGGCAGAACGGTCGGCTCATAACCGACAAGTCACAGGTTCGAGTCCTGTAGTTTCCATTTCTTCCATATGCTGTCTATCCGTTTTATGGACAGAAAAAACTGTTGAATGAGTGTATGTGGATTATTTTCATGAAAGGTGTGTAACGGCACAGCCTGTTCGATGAAGATAATTCCCCGTTCGACACAGTCTCTGAGTTAAATTGTCGTCAATAGGTGCACGTTGAGGACAGGAAGTTTTCAAGAGGCATATAAAAGGTTTCGTCGTTGTACACAAAGACATTAATATCCAAATCCGAAACAACTTCATGTGGCTGACATGGCATAAAACAGTCTAGTGGAAAGCATAACACGATAAACATATTGCTAACCCGGGGTTTCCGGGTTATGTGGAATGTACGCTAGTGGAAAACTGACAAAGTCGCGCTTTGGTCTCCGGTTCGATTCCGGGCGTTCCGCTTTAATCCGCTTAGAGTTAAGCTGTTTGTATACAAGTGGTCTATGTCTCAGGTGGATTTACGCATGAGCGTAAATGTACAACTCACTAGGCGTTTGCGTAAAAAACTTTTTAGAGAGATGAGACCACGGGCCGTGAGAAGTGATAGTCGGCAATTCTAAAAGAACCATCTAGTTCATGCGTTTTACGATGGAAAGGTTAATGCTTATCTGGATATTTTCATCTGGCCCAAAAGCATGTGATGTGGGAATCACCCCAGTTTCTTTTTAGAGAACTGTCCGTTACAGGCGGTATGGAATGTAGCTCAGTGGTAGAGCAATGGCATTGTAAGCTATGTGCCGCAGGTTCGATTCCTGCCTTTCCGATTCCAATGAATTGCAATCATTGGAATCTTTTCTCTTACTTCGTTCGGTTCCAGTGCTTCTCGTTGGGAGATTTATGCCGTTCAAGTCGGCACACTGGACTTTTTTAAATTCAGGAGATACTTATGGAAGTAAAAGTGTAAACGGTATGCATTTGAAGAATGTATCTGTTGCAATGGTGACAGTGAAAATTGCGCAGATTTCAGATGCCTTGATGATAGTTGCGAATGTTGGGAGGACGTTGAAGATGAGAAAACAGAAAATAATTTACATCACAACTGACTATAAAGATGCAGACTATTTTTTGATGAAACTATGTGAACCCGGAATAATATCAGATTCTTACATTCACGTTGATAAGAAGAATAAAATACTTGAGACCAGTAATTTTCAAGTTCAAGCAGTTACTCTTTCGGGTTCTCACAATTTCATCACAAGATCGGCTGTAGATTTTTACTTGATAAGCGATAAACCACTCATAGTTCGACTAGCAGAGCTTACACGCAGATATGAAGAATTGGAAACGATAAAAACGCGCTTGTCTCTATGCGCAAAAGAAATAGATTTCAAAAAACTTATTGATATTTTGAACGGTGTGTGAAAATGAAGATTTTTGGCAAAGAAATTAAAGACGAATGTTCTAAATGTGGAAACATCCTTGAATGCGAATTATTCCGTCAGGGACATGGAATAAAGCAGGAACGTGAGAATATAGCAAAGATGATCAAATGCCAGATGAAGCACAGGGAGGAAAGAGAGAAATGAACGAACTGAAAGTATTGGATTCCGGAAAAGTGATCTACCATAGACGGATTGTACAGATGGGACGGGAGTTTATTCTTGATCTATTTGAAAAGACAGTGTAATTGAAAGGGGAAAATCTCATGTTCAAAAAGATATTCAATCTATACATAAGATGCAAGACCAAAAATCTCAAAGCAATTCCGTTGTTCGTAATGACATTTGACTGGAAGAAATTTCAGAAAGACGGTAAAAAAGATAGTTGCACACTATATTCAATACATCCAGACATTGCAAACGACCCGTTCTTAAAAGAAAAGTTGTCTGAATGCGTGGATTATATTCGAGATAACTATGACATGGAAATATTTACTAAGCTTTAAGGGAGGATGCCATGAGAATTGAAGATTTGAAGAGTTGGACAGTAGATCAGTTGAAAGAAGAACTTGTTCGGTTGGCTGATGAGAGAGAAGCAAAGCAACATGAGATTTTAGACAAGGATAATAAAATCAACGAGCTTCAGGCTGAACTGGATAAAATGTGCGATTATAGCAATGATTTAAAAAGACAGGTGTGTGAAAAAGCGGATGTGCCATTTTATGATGAATCTGTAGAAATCGCAAAATATCACAGACAGCATCAGGACGATTGCATTACGATTAATCAGTTGCATACAACACTTGACGTTCTGATTGACCGATATGCGAATCTGAGAAAGATTCATGGACTGAGCTGATGAGAATTATTTATACAGGTTCAGACATTGATTTCCTCGACACCACATACAATATCGAGGGAGAATGCCACCGAATGAATATTCCGACTAGGTTCTATCCAGACAGACGTTTGCTTCTGGCAGGGAATACGACCGTAATATACAACCAAACGGGAAATCTTTCTAAAACATGGAAAGCAGATTACATCGGGGACAATTATTTGACGATTTTGACATTAATCAGAAAGGACAACGGTAAATGAGCATTAAAACAGCACTTGAATCAGAAGGAGTAGACTTCTCTGAATATATGAATATGCCTGAGCCATGGGACGGCTCAGCACAAATTAAAATGGAAAATGGTACAAAGTGGGTGATCTGTCCGTTTTGCGGAAAGAAAGCCTTAAAGATTTTCCCAACCACAAAGATTTATCGGATGCCGTACAAATGTAAGGGAAGCAACTGCAAGAAAGAGTTTATGGTGAATGTATGAATAAAAAAAGAATCAAATGCTTTCTAACAGGCGGATGCAAGTTCAAAAGTTCAGATACAGAATCAAAATGTAACGACAAAGAAAAGACTTGCACTATTACGGAAACTTGCTACAAATGCGGGAAGAAGTACACTGTCGTATTCACTTACAAAGAGTTAGGAATTCCAGTGAGGTGAACGCATGAAAGTATATCTGGTTTACGGAGATGTCTATTTTGAACAATGTGGTTCAGAGTTTCATTTGTTTGGAGTATTTACTTCAAAGCAAATGGCAGAGAAAGTCAAAAAGCAGAAAGAAGACGAATTTTATCAACAAGAAATGAAGAAAAAATCGAGCTATCGTAATATTGACAGCAGGGAAGAAGTTGAGTTCGAAATAAAAGAAATGCAACTCGATAAAATTTGCGATTTATTTGTAGGAGGATATGTCGAATGAAAAACGCATGGAAAGTATTATTAATTTCACTTGTAGGAGTTATGGCAATTGTAATATTCGGAATCTTTGGAGTGCAGAATTTCCAGAATCATGCAATATCATTGGAAGAACAGGTAGAATCAGCATCATCAGACATTAAGATACAGGAGAAACGTAGAGTTGATCTGGTAAACAACCTTGCGGATTGTGTGAAACAATATGATAAGCATGAGAGTGAAACATTAAAAGCTATTGTTTCTGGAAGAACTTCTGGTTCAAATGATATTGAGAATGTCACTACTGCAATTTCAGCCTTGAGTGAGGCATACCCGGAATTGAAATCTTCTGAGAACTATAAACAGCTTATGACGGAACTTTCTATGACAGAAAATCTTATCGCAGAATACAGAGAAAACTACAACAAGTCTGTCAAATCATACCGAAAATATGTAAAAGCGTTTCCTCAGAGATCATTCTTGAATATGCTTGGATATGACAAAAAAGACTTTAAACTGCTTGATTTTGATGCACCAGAATCGGCACCACAGAACCTGTTTGAGGAATAAGATATGAAGACGGATAGAGGTTGGGATTTTGGAAACTTCGAGATTACGAAAAGAGAAATTATTGCCAGTATTTCCATTATCGCAGTAATGTTTCTTATTGGAGTGCTGATTTCTTCCAAAATATCCGACTGGCAGATAAACCAAAACGATAAATACAATAAAGCAGTAAAGATTCAATCCGCGGATTTATTTCAGTATGGGATGGAAACCAATGTCGGCAATGCTTTTGTATATGGCAAATTAAAAGCTGTAGATACAGTTACTTACCCGGAAATTGGTGGCAAATACATATATGTTAAAAAAGTAAAGGAAAAATACACGCGACACACCAGAAGAGTAGCACATAAATCTGGAAAGAGAACTTATTATACCACAGAAACGTATTGGACATGGGATTATGCAGGAAAAGAAAGCAAGACAGCTAAGAAAATAAACTTCTGCGGAATTGATTTTAAAAGCAATAAAATCGTTCTTCCAGATGACGAGTACATTGATACGGTAAAAGAGTCAAGCCGTATCAGGCATAAATACTATGGAGTCGGAACAGAGTACAAGGGAACAATCTTTACGTTGTTAAAAGACAAAACAATCAGCGATAAAACCAAATTTTACAACAACCGAAGCATCGAAGAAACGGTAAAACATTTAGAAACCGGAGTATGGTTAGTTTTATTTCGTGTTTTCTGGGTTATCTTGACAGGAATGGTTGTTTTTGGATTTTATTACTTAAATAATGATTGGTTGGAATAAAAAAAGTCAGAGAGCCAGAAAGGAGTGCCATTATGAGAAACTTGAAGATATTTACAGATAATATCGAACCAGAAGCATTAAATCAGATTTATACATTGATAAAACAGCCTGCATTTTCTGAATGCAAAGTACGAATCATGCCAGATGTTCACGCAGGATCTGGATGTGTAATTGGTTTTACTGCTGATCTTGGAGATAAAGTAATTCCAAACATTGTTGGCGTGGACATTGGATGTGGAATGCTTACAACACAAATTCCTACCGATGTGGGGACAATAGATTTAAAAAACCTTGACGAAGTAATAAGAAACAATGTTCCGGCAGGAAGAAATGTACGTGACGAAATCATAAATTTTGAAGAATTAGAAGAACTTCACTGCTTCCATCAGCTTAAAAATATCGAATGGATTCGCAGGAGCCTTGGTACGCTTGGGGGCGGAAATCATTTTATTGAAGTTGACACTGATTCAAAAGGGTTAAATTATCTTGTAATTCACACTGGAAGCCGCAACCTTGGGAAACAAGTAGCTGAAATATATCAGAAAATTGCCATAGAAGACATGCAGGGTACAGACAAGCTCGAAACTGAAATACAAAAATTTGTGAAAGAATACAAGCATTCTGGCAGACACAAGGAAATCCAACATGGTATTGATGAATTAAAACGAAAATGGAAGCCGGACAAACTAGGTATTCCGAAAGAATTGTGTTACTTGACAGGAGAACACAGAAAACAATATCTGCATGATATGAAAATCTGTCAAGAATTTGCAAGAATAAACAGACGATGTATACAGAGCGCTATATTTTACACTATGAATTGGACGCTCCAAAGAAACACATGGTTTGATACAATTCATAATTATATTGACCACGATACAAACATTGTTCGTAAAGGCGCAATATCAGCTAGACATGGCGAAAAAGTTCTTATCCCAATGAATATGCGAGATGGATGCATTATTGCAGTTGGGAAAGGAAACGATGATTGGAACTGTTCGGCCCCGCATGGTGCAGGACGCATTATGAGCCGATCAAAAGCAAAAGAAAACATCTCGTTAGAAGAATTTAAGGAGTCTATGGATGGGATATACACAACATCCGTTCAGAAATCCACAATTGATGAAAGCCCTATGGCCTACAAACCACCGCAAGAAATTATTGATAATATCAAAGATACTGTAGAAATAGTTGATATTATCAAACCTATATATAACTTTAAAGCAAGTGAATAACCAGTCAAAGAGCCACATGAGAGCCAGACGAAATCCTAAGAAGAAAGGAGGTCTGGCTCTATTTTTATGCAAAAAATTATTGAAGAATCGCCGGAATGGTATGTGATAATTGGAAATAACATCATCAACAGTAATCTAAGCCCGGAAACAAAATGGAATAAGTTATATTCCCTTGTCTACTTAATGGATGAAAAACATTCTTTCAAAGAATACCCGAATTATCGCGAAAAAGGCATAGGATTAAGCAATATTGGAAAAGAAGCTGCGCTTAATCAGTTGCTTCAAACAGGTTCAAAAGAATTTGAAGACCTCTACTACAAATATCTTCTGTTCGAAGCCCGAAACTATCAGGTTGACAGTGGTCTACTGTATCTGGAAAAGAACAGAATCTTAAAAGAACGCTTCTATCAGCCAAGAAGAAATGTGTTCTTGAAGCACAATATCATCGGCTCTTTACAAGACTTGATGGATGATAAACTTGATATATTTGCACTGAGCGTACCACCCGGTTGCGGAAAATCTACTCTTGAAGATTTCTTTCTGTCTCTGGTAGGCGGGTGGTTTCCGAATGATTTCAACCTGTCCTCAGCGCACAGTAGTATTCTGACACGTTCACTTTATGATGGAGTACTGGAAATAATCAATGATCCCGTCGAGTACACGTGGCATGAGATATTCCCAGATGTTGAAATACAGGGAACAAATGCAAAGGAGACAACAGTTAATCTTGAGAGAAATGGACGTTTTAAAACTTGGACGTTCCGTTCAATTGATGGTTCTCTGACTGGTGCGACCCGATGCAACCGATTCCTTACCGCCGACGACCTTGTGTCTGGAATTGAAGAAGCACTGAATAAGAATCGTCTTGACACCCTATGGACTAAAGTGGTGAACGATTTGCGCTCTCGTAGACTTGAAGGGTGCAAAGAATTTTATATTGCTACCAGATGGTCAGTGCATGACCCTATCGGAAAGCTACAGCAGTTATACGCCGGGAACCCTAGAGCAAGGTTTATAGCAGTACCGGCACTTGACGAGAATGGCAAAAGCAATTTTTTATTCACAGTAAATGGATTCTCTGAGAAGTATTTCAACGATGCTAAAGAGTCCATGGACGAAATCTCTTATAACTGTCTTTATCAGCAACAACCGGTAGAACGTGAAGGATTATTGCTTCCGCCAGATAAGCTAAAAAGATTTTTCTTTGGCAAAGAAGACGTTCCCGACGGATGCACGGACGAATACACAATTATACCAGACAGAGAAGCAGATGCGATATGGGCAGTATGTGATACAAAAGATAAAGGTACAGATTTTGAATCATTACCTATTGCATATCAATATGGGGATAAATTTTTTATCCCGGACGTTGTTTTCGATGATACCACAGATTACGACATCCTGGACAGAAAGACTGCTGATATCTTGATAAAACACAATCCGCATAAAATCAGATTCGAGTCAAATAACGTAGGAAATCGTGTTGCACACAACATTCAAAAGATAATCTCAGGGAAATGCCGAGCGGATATCGAAACAAGACCTACGCAAGCAAATAAAGAGACAAAAATTCTCGTAAACTCTGATTACATATCAAAACATTTTTATTTTTTACATCCGAGCCAGTATAAACCAAAATCCGACTACGGATTATTTATGGGAAATGTGACCACATATACCACAAGGGCAAAAGTATCTCATGATGATGGCCCGGACAGCTTGGCGATGATGGCAGAGTACGTGCAGAATCCATTAGGCGGAAAAGCAACTGCAATGCGCAATCCACTTTGGGGGAGGAGATAGTATGACAACAAGAGAATATTTAGGGCAAATTCAGAAATATGACAAGCTTATTAAAAATAAAAAATACGAAGAAGAACATTTAAGAAGTCTTGCTCTTGGGCTTAAATCGTTCTCATATGGTGAAAAAGTTCAGTCTACTCCGAATCCCAATCAAATGACCGATGCTGTAAGCGAACTTGTTGATATTCAAACAGAAATCAAAAAAATGGTTATTGAATACACAAAGAAAAAACAAGACATTATTGAAACAATAGACAAGGTGAGCGATATCAATTCAGATTTGTATGATCTGCTGTTTAGGCGATATGTAAAAGATGAAAGGCTTGAAATGATTGCCTGTGAAATGGGATATTCCTATTCTCATGTGAAATTATTGCATTCGAAAGCACTGAATATCGTCAAAAACATTAAGAATTTTGAAAGTTAATACCTGATAATACTGAATAATACCTGCATATATTATATAATATAAGCTGTAAAATAAGCACCGGGAAGAACACTTGGTGCTTTTTTCATGCAGAAAAATAGGAGGACAGGCAGTGGGGAGAAACAAAATAAACTTTATTGATCTATGCCATGGCGAATTCGGAAGAAAAGTTGCTTATACCGGCGTAGACCAGATTACACCCGATAATGTATTGCAGGTTCTTTCAAATACAATTGGAATTCACAATCGAAACAGAGCTATGATTGATTATCTTTACAGATATTACAAGGGAGATCAGCCGATTTTATATCGCGAGAAACTTGTTCGGCCCGAAGTTAATAACAAAGTCGTCGAGAACCATGCACTTGAAACGGTAAAATTCAAGGCAGGACAGATATATGGAGAACCAATCCAATATGTTTGTAAGAAAAAGAAAGCAAGCAAAGAAACTAATGCTCAGGTTGACTTATTGAATGATTACCTGGACGAAGCAAATGCGGATGCCAGAAATATTCAGCTTGGAATATACCAGAGTGCGGTAGGGACTGCATATAAGTGTATTCTTAAGAATGACGACTGGACAGAAGGTAGTGATTTACCACCATTTCAGATTTTTATTCCATATCCGGGGGACGTATATATTATCTATTCTAGTCGAACCGGAAGACCTATTGCGTCGGTTCAGATTCTGAAAGATGAAGATAATGAGCAGTATTATTTACTGTTTTCCAGTAGACAATATTTTATTGTGCAAAATGGACAACTTAAAGAATTTGGAATAAACGGATTTGACGGGATTCCTATTAATGAATATCCGAATAATCCTGATAGGCTTTCCGATATTGAAATTTCAATTACGGCATATGATGCCATTAACAAATACCAATCTGATCGGTTGAACGGTGTTGAGCAGTTCGTGCAAGCCCTGATGAAATTTAAGAACTGTGAGATTGATGAAGCAGAGTTTGTAAAGATGGTTAAACTCGGTGCGGTATCGGTAAAAGATGTTGGAAACGGAACACAATCAGACGTTGATTTGATGACCGCTGAACTAAATCAGTCAGAAAGCCAGGTTGCAAAAGATGATATTTACAACAATATGCTGATTGTAGAAGCAATGCCAAACCGACAAAGCAATACAGGCGGTGATACTGGTAATGCAGTATATCTGAGAAATGGTTGGGATTTTGCAGAACGAGACGCAAAATTGGTAGAAGCATTTACGAAAGAAGCTGAAAAAGCATCTGTCAGAATTATTTTGAATATCATCCGAAAAACTTCAATGGATGTAAATATTTCGACCAGGGATTTTGATGTAAAAATCACTAGAAACCCGACAGATAACATGCTTGTCAAAGCACAGGCACTTGATTATCTGTTTAAGAATAAAATTCATCCGCTTATTGCACTGATTACTTGTGGATTATTTAGTGATCCGCAAAAAGTATATGAAATGAGCTTGCCATATCTCGGAACCATTTACCCGGAATTGGTAGACCCGGACTCAGAACTGCAAAAAGCGAAAGATTTGCTGAACGGCTTTAACAAGGATGTGATTTCAGAATGAGTGTTTCATCATACGATGAATTAAATATCAGACCTAACAATCGCAGAAGCGAACCGTATAAAGAATATTTCAGCAAAATGTCGATATCAGACAAAGAAAAACAAGAAAGGATAGCTTTTTCCCAAAAAATGGAAAAAGTTGTCCTTTATATTTTGGCACTGATAGAAACAACCATAGAAAGCGGAGAAACGAAACGAGAATACATCCAGACTCAATTTTATGACAAATATCTGGATGTAATTGCTTCGTATATGCTTATAGATACATATATCAAGCAATATTCCACTGATATAACAAAGCAAATTATTGATATAACATTCGAAAGGCTTTCTTCTGAAGATAAAAGCATTACTGATGATTATTACCTGTCAAATGACCGGGCAATGTTTATTTCAGAGTGCGAAGCTAATTCGATACTGAACTACAGACAGTATTCGAAAGCTGTGAAATCAGGAAAGACCAAAAAGAAATGGATTGACGTAGGAGACAAAAGAGAACGAAAGACACACCTCGAGGTCGGAGGAACCACGCTTTCGATTGGTGAGCCGTTCTCGGTTGGAGATAGCTTGCTACAATTTCCCAAAGATACCTCATTAGGAGCTTCGGCAGACGAGATTGTGAATTGCCGGTGCTCAATTCAATACAGTTAATTTGGAGACGAGTAAAATCGTCTCTTTTTTATTAAAAAAATATGCACCCCGATAGCGTAATCATGGGAGACACCTTGAGCTGAGCGAACAGCGTAAAAAAGCGTATTGGTGACAGGAGATTTCAATGACAAGAGAAGATGTTAAAAGGATTTTTCCAGATGCAACCGATGACCAGATTACTTCTTTTCTGAATCAGTCAAATTCTGATGTAGCTAAAGAGAAAGCAAAAGCCCAGAAAGCAAAAGAACAGGCTGATAAAGCAGAAGCACTGGAAAAAGAACTGGAAGAATTAAAAAAACAGAACATGACTGAAGCTGAGAAAGCAGAACTGGAACGTCAGAAAGAAAAAGCTGCAAACGAAAAAAGAATTTCTGACCTTGAATCTGCACTTGCAACTTCCCAGAAAGAAGCTCTGACAGGCAAAATTACTTCTATTTTTGCTAATGCAGGAATGAAAGGAGATGCCTATGCAGGAGCAATCAAAGCGTTTTCCAATATGAACGCAGAGGATGCTCTCAAAGAAGCTCAGACGTTTGTCGATGGAATTTCCGCAGAAAATAAAAACACTCTCGATACTGCAAAAGCCGCATGGGAGAAAGAAGCTCTCGAAAAAACACCGAATCCGGGCGGCGGTAAATCTGGTGGAAAACCAGAAAAGAAGAGTGAAGCATCCGAATACGCCAAAGCGTACTCAGCAAAAATGTGTCCAGAAAATAAACCGGCAGATGATAATGCCCCAGTAAATATTTAAGAAAAGGAGATTTAGATTATGGCTTTTATGAAAACTGAGCAGTACGAATCCACACCTAACATCCTCGAATCCGAGGTAGGACTTGTACTTAAAACATATGCAGCAGAACAGACAAATGCTGAAACCGTTGGAACTAAGAAGATTATCAAGGCAGGTTCTGTATATCCGACAAACGCAACTGGTGCTAAAGGCATTGTATTTGAAGACGTCGATATGACAGACGATACAAAACGACCGATTTCCGTGATTGTTGCAGGACGTGTTCTTGAAAAAAGACTTCCGGTAACAGTAGAAACCACTGCAAAAGCAGAGCTTGAAAAAGCAGGTATCGTTTTTGTGACTACTACAGACCCAGAATTTTAAGGAGGTACAGCAGATGCCATTTAATATTTTAGAATCAATCACACAGGAAGAAAGACTTAACTTTTCTCAGGATTTCAGTGTTAAAAGGCCAGGTATCCTTGACACTATTTTTCCTGATGTTAAAACCCAGTACCTGAAAGCTGAATACTACAGACTTATGGCTGGACAGAGACTTCCAGAGGTAGCATTCGTTCATGCACTTGATACTGAAGCAGAAATCGGAACAAGACCGGGCTTCGAAAAAGTCCTGACTGAAAAGCTCTTTATTAAGAGAAAAATCAATCAGTCTGAGAGATTACAGCAGGCGATTGAAAACGGCGTGCCGGATGATGAGAACTTAAAGAAGTTTGTATTTGATGATGCAGCTAACCTTTTTGAAGGTGTTGTTGCTAGAGCAAATGTCATGAAAGGTCAGTTCCTTTCTACTGGCGCAGTAAAAGTCAAAGAGAACAATGTGGATATGAGCATTGATTATGGTGTTCCGTCCGATTCAAAAGTAACAATGACAGACTGGTCTAAACCAGATGCAGATATCATGGGCGATATCCAGAAGATGGTCGCTGTCGCAGAAGACAATGGTTTTGTGGTAAACAAAGCTCTGACATCACTTAAAATGATTAATTACATGAGAAACAACACTGCAATGCAGACCGCAGTTCTGGGAGCAGCAAACAAACGCCTCCTTACTAAACAGGAACTCGCTAATCTGCTTATGCAGGAATACGGAATCACAATTGATCGTTGCGACGAGAAATTCAGATTCAGAAAAGCGGATGGTTCTCTCAAAACAGGAAGATACTTCAAAGAAGATGTATTCACACTGTATGAAGCAGAGCCGAACGGTTCATTTGGTACTGGACTCTGGGGCGTAACACCAGAGGAACTTGAATACAGACAGTTTATTCAGGAAGAGAATCGTTCTTTCGTAACACTGTCCATGTGGGCTACACAAGACCCAGTTGCAGTTTGGACTAAAGCATCAGGTATGTTTGTTCCAGTAGCAGCAAAAGCTAATGGCGGTATCGTAATCGGTACCAAAGCGGGGGAATAAACGGGCATAGTCTCGACGAGAACAGCCAGTCACCATCTGTAGCAAGTAAACGCAAGTATACAGAAAGCGAGCTGTCAAGCATGACAGTAGTTCAACTGAAACAGATCGCAAGTGACAATGGCTATGCCCTGATATCTACAAACAAGGCTGGTATTATCTCCGAAATTTTATCTCAGCAAGGGTAGGTGATCTTAAATGAACGAACAGCTTGTAAATGACCTGAAAGAATATCTATCCGATGATGCGGAAACTGACGGTATGATTTCTTTGTCTGTGAAGCGTGCAATTCGTTCGTTCAAAAAGAAACGCAACTATCCGTCTGGATATACAGATGAAAAAATCAATACCGATATGGAATACTGTTATGATTGCATATTTGATCTGGCTCTCTATTTCCTTGTGAAACAGGGGGCCGAGTTCCAAGAATCGCACTCTGAAAATTCAGTAAGTCGAAAATGGGAATCCGAAACGGAAATATATATCAATCATGGCGTTTTTCCGTTTGCAGGAAGTTTAATTTAATAAGATGGTTGGGTCACGTGGCACAGTATTTTTTGTCCTCCCGGAGTGCCGCTGGGTTGCTTATATTCAGTAGGGAAAAGCAAATGTTAAGGGAGTGAAGAAAGGAACTGGCGATGGGATGTGAACATGAATGTTTTAATGAACACCGCATAGAAGAATTAGAGAATAGTCTTCGACAGATGCAAGAGAGACAATCCGACCGCCATAAAGAGTTTTATGAGCGTATCGGGGAACTGGAAAGAAAGACAGCATTAAGTGAGAATGACTTGAACCATATCAAGTCAACTGTGGATGAGATGAATAACAATATAAAGACTCTCATGGCAGTCCCGGGAAAGCGTTACGATACAATCATTGTATGTGTTATTACATCTATTGCCAGCGCAGTTATCGGTTTTATGTTAAGCGGTATTCTTCCAGTTTGATTCCACTTGTAAGGGAGGACGGTGGAAATATGAATTATACAGACTTTTCAGAAGATGAAAGAAAATTTTATTTAAAAGAAGCAGGCTTCGATTCCAGAGAAGAAAAACTGTTTCGATTACGGGCCTATGGCGAAAAGACACTATGGGAAGCATCTGAACTTATGGGGTATAGTCCAAGAACCATAGACCGAATTAATAAAAGAATAAAGAAGAAAATTTCTAAAGTTGCCCCGATGTACTGTCGGGGCTTTTCTTTGTATTGTGGCGAAAACGTGGCGAAATAGTGACGTTCAAAAACAGAGTTCCTTCCTATATAATATAATCATAGGAGAAAACACAATGATTATGTTAAGAAACCCTTACGAGGGTATATGGGAAAAGCATCGTTCTATAGATGATATGGATATGATTCTTGAATCCCGGATAGGAGGAACAGATTATGGCAGGATACCCGTATTATCCACAACAGCCAATGATAAACAGCCCGTACGGACAATTCCAGCCGTATCAGGACAGGCTTGCACAACTGCAAAATAATTACCAGCAAGCAATGCCGTATGGCCAGATGCAAATGCAACAGTTACAGTCCGTCCCACAGTCCCCTATGTTACAAGGGCAGATGGTGGATGGAATTGATACTGTAAAAGCTAAAGATGTGGATATGTCTGGAAATCCTGTTTACTATCCAAAAACAGACGGAACTGAAATTTACAGAAAACAGCTTCAATCCGATGGAAGGAGCAGGATTTTTGTTTACCGACTCGTAAATCCAGATGAACAGCAATCTAAGCAAGATGAAAAGCAGATTGACATTGAAGCAATGTTTAATCAGCTTAGGAATGATGTTTGTTCGGAGATTTCTGAAATAAAGAATATGTTCCCGACGCAGATGTCGGGGACATCGGAACCTAAGCAGAACGGAGGTAGGCAGAGATGACATTCAATCCAAACGCCATGATGAAAAAGCAATTTGAGAAAATGATTTCTCAGAGGTTCGGAAGTGTTGACAACATGATGAACGATATGAGTAAATTTGCAGGAAATAATCCAACATTGAAGAATGCGTTGGATTTATACAAAAAAGGTGATACAGACCAGTTACATCAAATACAGCAAAATGTATTTAATGAAAAGCACTTATCACCAGATGGAATTATCCAGAAATTCCTTGGATTATAACACTTCCCCACAATTGGGTGATTAAAAATCGCTACAATTCGGGACGACAGCCGCGGATGTCTCCTATTGTAAATAAAATTTAAGGAGACTAAAAATATGATGAATGGTTCAAATTACAGTCTTAGTGACATTGCTGCCGCTACAGGCTCTAATAATCGCGCCAATGATATGTGGGGCGGTGATGGCTTTTCACTTATCTGGCTCGTCCTGATCTTTGCCATCTTTGGATGGGGAGGCTTTGGCGGCTGGGGCGGCGGCTTCGGCGGCAATGGTGGAAACGGTGCAAATGGTGCTGGATTCCAAGGATGGGCCACACGTGCGGATATTAATGAGGGCTTTGCTCTTAACGATATTCAGAACGGTATCAGAGGTATTCAGCAGGGTATTTGCGACAGTACATATGCACTCAACAATACCATGCAGAGTGGCTTCAACGGCGTGAACGTTGGAATGCTTCAGGGCTTCAATGGCGTTCAGCAGGCAATTAACGCTGATACAGTGGCTAATATGCAGAACACCAATGCATTACAGTCTCAGTTAGCAAATTGTTGCTGTGAAACAAGGGAAGCTATCCAGGGTATCAACTACAACATGGCTACCAACACTTGTGCTCTCCAGAACACAATGAATAACAATACAAGAGACCTTCTGGAAAACCAGAACAGTAATACAAGAGCAATCCTTGATTTCCTGACTCAGGATAAGATTGCAACATTACAGGCAGAAAATACTGATCTGAAACGTGCTGCATCTCAGGATCGCCAGTCTGCGCTGCTTACAACTGCTATGGCTTCACAGACTCAGCAGTTAATCAACGCAATTAATCCAGCAGCCATCCCGGCATATGTTGTTCCAAATCCGAATACCTATTATGGCGGATGCGGATGTAACAGTGGATGTTGCTAAGTAACTCACCCTTAGAGGTTGACTAATTCTAAGAGGTGGGTTGTGGCTCACCTCTTATTTTGATTGAGAGGTAGAAATATGAGTTGTAAAAATGTTTGTAAGCTTTGTTCGAAACTGATTCTGTCAACGTCTGTATCGTTCACTGGTGGTAATCTTGTAATCACACTCCCAGCAGGCAGTTACAACAATGGAGAGAAATATTGTATTGTTGTTGCACAAAGCATACCGGAAGCCACTACAATTACTGCTCCGGTAATGATTCAGATAGGAACAGGAACAACTTTGTATCCGCTAGAGAATCGTTGCTGCGCACAGGTTACGGCTTGTGGAATAAGAACCAGAACGAAGTATGCAACCAGAGTAGCTACAAGTGCAACCGGCGGAGTATTCAAGATGTTAGGAAATCCGGCTTGTAGTCCAAGTAACAATTTAACAGCAATTAATGGTACAGCCCCAACGACAGACACACCTGTTACACAGGCTGCCAGAAAGGGGGCAATGTAATGCATAAAGTTGCAATGGAAATGGGAAAATGGGCTATGGAGAAAGCCAAAGCACATGGATTTGACAATCTTAGTTCTCAGGACTGGGATGATCTGAAAGATTGCTTAGAAGCAGTAAAATGCGCAATCTGTGCAGACAAAGATTATCGAATCGTAGAAGCTATGGACGAATGCGAACAGGAAGAAAAGTATCTTGGACGCATGGGATATGACAGATATCGTTATGCAAACGGCAGATTTGCCCCGAAAGGTAGAGGAAGTCGTATGGGATATATGCCATATCTTCATATGCAGGATGATGACTGGATAAGCGAATATCCGAACAATCCAGATTTTGAGCAGAACATGTACCGCATGGGATATCATCCAGACCGTAGTGATATGAGAATGGATGGAATGAACCATAAGCAGTCCAGATATGGCGAAACCTACGACAGATACAGCGAGAATCGCAGACATTACCATGATTCCAAAGACGCTGAGTCTAAGAGAAAAATGGATGATTCCATGAAAGAGTATACAGAAGATATCATCCGCAACATGAAAGAAATGTGGGATGATGCAGACGCATCAATCAGACAGCAGATGAAGACTGACTTAACACGTTTCATACAGCAGATGAATTGAATATGAAATGAATTTTGCCCTTGTTACAGGAATGTAGCAGGGGCTTTTTAGTTGAGAAAAGGATGGTGATAAGCCATGCTAAGACAATTTTACATGAACGGCGACCTATGGAGGGTGCAGTTTGTATCTCCGCATGACAGCGTGTTAATTGACCGTACAGGCAATAGAACACTTGGAGTATCGGATTATTCCACTCATATTATTTCAATCGCAAATAACCTGTATGGAGAACTTCTGAACCGTGTATTTATTCATGAGTTAGGGCATTGTGTGATGTTCAGCTATGGTCTATTGCCAGAACTTCATCGTATGGTCAAGAAACGGTATTGGGTAGATGCAGAAGAATGGTGTTGCAATCTTCTGGCCGACTATTCTTGTTTCGTGATTGGCACAGCTAGAGATATACTAGGAAACCAGTTCACATATGTGGCTCCTATCGGGGCAGAAAGGATGATTGCATAGATGGCAAAAGCAGAAAACACAGTTATTTTTGATGGAATCAAGTACAATCCCGGTGATGAATTGCCGGATTTAGGCAGTTGGGTATGTACAGATGCAAGAGGTATGGTTCGTGATTACGAGGGACTTTCAAAAGACGTGTCAAAGCTCCCGCATTATGTGCAGAGTGGTTCTTCGGCGTTGTGCCTTGATACTTCTGAATTATACGAATATCACAAACCTACCGATACATGGTACAAACTGTAAAGGAGAAGCGCATATGGCATTAACAGCAAAGAAAGTATATGCAATATTAAAACGCCAGATTTCCGATATGGAAGCAAAACTGAACAGCCCGGTAAGATACAGAGGTACAGTTGCGACTGCTGATTTGCTTCCATTAAATCCAGACATTGGCGATATGTACAATATCGAGTCTAAGTCGGTCTACGGCGAAGCAGGAATGAATGTGGCATGGAACGGCGTAGTTTGGGACACTATGGGCGCTCCAATTGATATGTCACTATATATCAAATCTGATGAATTGGCAGATTGGGTAAAACAGCAGAACAAACCGACATATACAGCAGAAGAAGTTGGTGCGTTACCGGCCGACTCAAAAATTCCAACGAAAGTCAGTGAACTTGAAAATGATTCCGATTATGTTACCCAGACAATTGCCAACGAAACGTATCAACCGAAAGGCAAATATTTAACAACGGTACCTGTAGCAACAACTGAGACCCTTGGCGCTATCAAACCTGATGGCAAGACAACATTCATAGATGCAGACGGAACACTCCACGCAAAAGGCGGTGGCACAACCGTCGCTCCCAAACCCGTAAACAATCCAACTATTGAAAATGCAAACGCATCCGTCACAATCAAGTGGCAAGATCCAGAGAACACGGTAATCAATGGCTCAACATTCTCCACATGGGCTGGTACAAAACTCGTAATGAAAGAAACAGGCTATCCTGCAAATCCAGATGACGGAACGCTTGTGGTTGATAATACAGTGAGGGATAAATACAAAACAACAGGATATACCGTCACAGGGCTGACAAACGGCAAGAAATATTACTTTGCGCTGTTCCCATATTCTACCGATGGCGTATACAACTATGATGCAGGAAACAGACTTCTCGGAGAGCCAGAGGACTTAAAGATTGTCACATTTGCTGATGGAACGGATGCTGAAATCACAAAGATGATTGAAGCACATTACGCAGGTAAAATCAACATTGGTGATTATTGGGCGGTTGGTGACAAGAGAACAATCCATCACAACGCAATGGCTGCAACGGGCGTAAGTGAGTCGCACAAAGCGAATGATTACATTTATGTAATTATCGGAATCGAACATGATGATTTAGTGACTGCTATCAATGGCAAGACCAAAGCTGCTATTACAATTCAGACAGAACGTATGCTGTATTTAGACACTACGACAGAATATAATAGTTCTTATGATACATCACATGAATGTGGTTATATGAACAGTTCAAACACGAATAGCGGTGGTTGGGGGTACTGCGATAGGCATACATGGTGCAATAATGTGTACAAGAAATGTTTACCTACTTATATTCAGAATATGATGAAACAAGTTAGAAAACTGACTTCGGAAGGTAGCCAAAGTAACACAATTAAAACATCTAACGACTATGCGTTTTTACCTTCTGAAATTGAGATTTTTGGCAGTACAACGCATTCTTTTGCAGGAGAAGGAAAACAGTATCAATATTTCAAGAATGCGACTGCAAACAGATATAAGAAACCACGTTATAGTAGTACCTATGTATCTGGCCAGTATTGGACACGTTCGCCTTACTCTAGCGACAGCGATTCCTTCTGTCGTGTGTACGCGGACGGGAATGCGTACGCCAACGGTGCCAGTAACGCTAATGGCGTTGCCCCTTGCTTATGTATCTAAAATCCTAGCAAATCCCATCTACCGCCGTAAGGCGGTTAAAAGGATTTGCGGTATTATATTCAATCAATCAAAGGAGATGATAATTGTGTCTGTTCCAAAATCACAAAGAACAGATAAATCAGATGTGTGCTATCTAGCGTCACAAATCGAATTTAAAATTGTCAAAATGACAATGAATGAAAAATACTTTCCAAAACGTGCAAGGTTTATTATCACGAATAAGATAATAGACTCTGCTATGAATGTTTCTGCAAATTGTTTTGATGCAAACGCAATATTTCCGACAAGCCAAGAGAAACTGAATATTCGTGAACAGTATCAGACAATCGGGAAAGCAAATTTATCCGCATTGGAACATCAATTGAATTTAGTAAATAGACTATTTAACATCCCATCAGCATTGATGGATGATATATTTTCGGATATTTCTGAATTGAAAAAGATGTATTCCAACTGGGTAAAATCTGGAAAGAAAATTTTAAACAGAGAACTTGAAAAGCAAAAGAATAAACAAGAATCGAAGAAAGGAGAATGATTCACATTGGTTACATTCTATATTCGCCTAACTCTAGCAACAGCAATTCCTTCTGTAATGTGAACAAAGACGGGAATGCGAACACCAACAATGCCAGTAACACTAATGGCATTGCCCCTTGATTACGGGCATCATGTATTTCTTTTAGACTTAGTAAGCCGTTTGGCTGAACACTATACTGTTTGATGCTCCATAAGGAGAATGTGACCATCACATAGAAATATGTGTGAATAATAGCAATAATCAGTTCCGTAGTGTCGTGCGCTAACGTGCATGGTATCAGATGGTTACTGATATTTCATGGCATGAGGTATGCAGGATAGAACCAGAAACACCATCCTGTCTGATTATTACAACTATTTCAAATGACAAATAAAGAAAGACAGCAAAAACGGTTCGAGCGTGACCGCAAGAAACGGCTAGAAAAACGCTTGCAAATTGAAAAAGAATATTGCAGTTATGATGAAGCGATATCAATCGAATCATTAACACAAGCATTTTATAAATGTAAACAAAATGTAAGCTGGAAACGTTCTGTACAAAATTTTGAGCAGAATCTATTCCAGAACGTTTCAGAATTGTATCATAAAATGAATAATTGTAAAAACATATCAAAAGGATATGTTGAGTTTACTATTGTGGAACGTGGCAAGAAACGCAGAATACAAGCGTGTCACATATCTGAAAGAGTCGTGCAGAAAAGTTTTTCAGAGAATGTTCTTGCACCGATGTTGGAACGGACGTTGATTAAGAACAACTGTGCAAGTCAAATAGGGAAAGGTACGCACAAAGCATGGAAATATTTTGAAGAGGATTTAAAGAAAGCATATAAAAAATGGGGACGTAATTTCTATATCATACAAGGTGATTTCCATAATTATTTTGCTACTATCTCGCATGACAAATTAATAGCAGAATTGGACAAGTATTTTCATGACGAGCGCACCAGATGGTATTACAGAGAAGTAATTAATTCTTTTAAGGAAGACGGTAAATCTATCGGGCTTGGACTAGGCAGCCAGATGTGTCAACATTTCGCTGTGTTCTATCCGAATAAATTAGATCATTATATGGAACAGTTTGGCAGTTGTGGGCGTTTCAATGACGACTTCTATCTCATCATTCACACTAAAGATGAAGCAAATAAAATTCTTGATGGAATTAGAAAAATTGTATCTGAATTAGAACTTGAACTAAATGAAAAGAAAACGCATATCATTAAAGCCACTCATTCTATTACGTTCCTAAAGACAAAATTTAATCTGCTAAATAATGGAAAAATATTAAAACGTCCATCCAGAAAAGGTATCGTACATGAACGCAGAAAGTTGAAGAAACTAAAGAAAATGTATGATAACGGAATACTTACATTTAAAGATATTTGGACTTCTTATATATCGTGGCGTGGATCGCTTAAATATAAGAAATGTCGCAAAACAAAACAAAGCATGGACAAATTATTTAACGAATTATTTATAGCCGAATGGCTAAGAACAGGAGGTGCATATGGATAAAAAAGAAATTGCAAATATCCACAAAGCAATTAACAGAGTTTCGAACAGGCTGAATGAGATGTCTGAGAAGCTTGACATTGTGATGCAGATGCTTAATGCAGAATCTAATCGCAAGATTCTAGTTAATGGTGATGGGATTGATGGTCTGGCTGAACTTGTATCAACACATGATTCGGCACTTGACGAACTGGCTACTTTAGTTGCAACAATCGGAGGTGAAAAAAATAATGGTTAAATTTTACGAGGAAAGAGTTATCAACGGATTAAAGAAATGGATGGATGTTCCTGAGTTGTGGAATAAGAAGGTAATTGAAAAATTGAAAAAAGATGGCTATGTGCTGAATGAGGATGGGACGGTAAGTAAGGTATATGTAAAATGAGAGGATTGAAACGTCAAAAACAGACAGTGTATTGGTCAAGGGTAACTGAAGGACTTGACGGGATAAACACAATCAAAACGTACCAAAAACCAGAACCACATCACCTGTCCGTATCTGCGACTGCCGGAACGCCAGAGGAATTATCAGCCGGTTATATCCCGGACTACGACAGATACATCACGAACTTTGACCGTGGCTTCAAGCCGCAGACCGCCGATGTATTCTGGATAGACTGCAAGCCGGAACTGAATGAAGCAGGCGAACTTATCTTAGGCGAAGATGGAGAGCCTACAGTCCCGCCAGACTATCGCCTGAAAAAGATTCTCGATACCCAGAAAGGAAATGTGGCACGATATGGCATCAAGTATATAGGAGATGGTTCAGATGGCGAATAAGAGCATTAAAATGGAACTGTCACATAAATCTATACAGGATACAATAAAACAGCTCAGAGCGTATCAGAAGTCGCTTGCAAGCAAGAATGAAGAGTTTGTCCGCAGGCTGGCAGAACTTGGAATCCCGGTCATAGATGAAAACATAGCATTGGCACAAGGCGATTCTGACAAAAACCACAACACCTATATCAGAATCAATAACTTTGGCGGCTATTCTCAGGCGACGCTTGTATGCGAAGGCTCTGACCTTTTATTCATTGAGTTCGGGTCGGGCATTCACTACAACACTACTGTAGGAACCAGCCCACATCCGAAAGGACAAGAATTTGGATATACAATCGGTTCATACGGGCAAGGGAATGGAAAGAATGATTCTTGGGTTTATTATGCCGATTCCGGCGAATGGGTGCGTTCTTACGGTACTGAAGCCACCATGCCGGTATATAAGGCAAGCGTAGAAATCATGCAAAGCATCAGAAAAATTGCAAAAGAAGTGTTTGCATCATGAAAGTTAATACCTGATAATACTGAATAATACCTCTGTCTTTGATATACTATAACATATAAAAGCATCTACCTGAGCGGTGGGTGCTTTTTCTTATAACGAGGTGATTCTATGCCAGACACGATCAATAACCCAGTATCAGAAGTATTTTCTAGGTGGAGTAAAGATATTCAACCAACAGTCGGCAAAGGCAATTTTTCCATGGAAAAAAGCCAGACAATAGCATCTGGCAAGACGAAATACGCCAGATTGTTCATGATGGGGAATCCCACGCAGTCGACAAGTCTTGAAGGTCACGAATGCGCAACAATTCTTTCATTTCAAGTGGAAAGTTACGCATCTGGAACAAAGGCTTTATCGACTGCATATGAAATCGACAGCAAGAGTCATGAAGCCATGATTTCTATGGGATTCCGAAGAACATACGGGCCAGAAGAAGTTGCAAACTCCGAAAAGAGTTTTAAGCGAATCATAAGCCGGTACAGCAGAATTTACACCGGGCAATTATTAGAAGCGTAACGCTTCTATTTTTTATACTAAAAAGAAAGGAGAGTGTCCTATGAGTAAAGATAAATTACATTGGCTGAAAGCTGCGGGAATCAGAGCTGTTAAGACAATTGCTCAGACAGCAGTTGCAACAATCGGAACCGCGACAGTCCTTGGAAGCGTTGACTGGAAGATGGTCGTATCTGCGTCCGTTCTTTCCGGCGTTTTATCCTTGCTTACATCTGTAGCAGGGCTTCCAGAACTGAAAACAGGCACAGATGAATAGAAAGGACGGTGATCCTTTTATCTCCCGGATGCAGGGTTACGCATCAGAGCCACATGGCTCTTTTTTTATTGTGATTTTATAGCTGAAAAGCAGAAAGGAGCCGAATATGGCAGATAAAGGAAATATAGCAGGCGTAAGTACCGTTGGTTCACTCACTGGATATGCAGTTGAAACAACAGCAGGTACTAAACCGACAGCTTTTAAACTTCTTCACAGAATCAATGCTTCTGATGAAATTAAAATTGATGTAGAAACAATCGACGCTTCCGCGCTTGAAGACGAAGTTGAAAGAACTATTGCAGGACGTGGTTCTACAGGTGGCACATTCAACGTAACTGTGAACGTAACTGATGAAACTATCACTGAATGGGAAACATTAATCAGCGAATACAAAGCAGGAAAAACAGAGGGAAAATCTATGTGGTATGAAGAATACTTCCCGTCTCTTAAGAAAGCGTTCTTCACCAAAATCGAGCCACCGACAATCATTCCTAAACCGGCAAGAGATCAGAACGGTCTGTTAACCGTTGAAATGTCTCTTACTATCAATGAGTACGTCGGACCGGGCGACGCAATAGCTCCAACTGACAGCGGCATTTAAACATATTTGGGAGGACAAATAATATGTATAAAGTTTTAAAAATCGGCGGCAAAGACTACAAACTTGAATATGGGATTGAAGCATCACTGTTTGATGATTGCGTGAAATCTGTGATGAATATGTTAGTTTCCACAAGCGGCGGAACGGACAAGAGTCTCAGGGAGATGGTTTCTGGAATGAGTAGCATTCCGAACACTGCACTCAATGCGTTCTATGCCGGATTACTTCAATATCACGGCAACCATTCTGACGGTGATGGCACTGTTCCGGATTTAGATACCGCCAAAAAACTTGCAACACAGTATATGACTGAACATAAAGATGATGAGCAGGGAAACTTCTACGGTCTGTTTTCTATGTGCATTGAACAGATGGAGGAAGATGGTTTTTTCAAATTAACCGGTCTGGAAACGTTCATGGACAACATGAATGCGGCAATGGACTCTGTGAAAGCGAAGAAAGCGCCGAAGAAACCGACAGATCATCTGAAAAAAGCTACAGCGAAATAATCTGGGATGAATTATATCCAATGGCTGTGCGTATTGGGATGTCAAGAAAAGAATTTCTCAGAAGCACCCTGAAAGACCTAAGAATCCGTATAGAACAATATGGAATTTCAAAAAATGAAGAAATTCAGTCGCAATTAATAAACATGGACTATCAGTCATGGCTGACCGGACTGTATATGAAAGCAAGTATTTCGTGTGTGCTATTTCCAAGAAAGGCTAGTTATCCGAGTAAACCAATTACGCAGGAAAAACAAAATAATTGGGTTGAACACAATCCAGATATGCCGAAGAAATCAGAAGCAGAACTAAGACAAGAAGAACGTTACTACGAACTTCTTATCAGGCAGGCAAATGCAAATATATCTGAAATAGGTAATAAAGAGGGCAAGCAGGATGAATAGTAGTCTTGCTTGCCCTTTATTTTTTTGAAATAAAGGAGGTGCTTATATGCCTGACAACACAATAGATAGCCTTGCGATAGAGGTCAGCAGTAACGTATCAAATGCAAGTAAATCCATTGATGATTTATGCAATAAACTGAATCGCCTAAGCAGTCGTATGCCTGAGAGCATCAAGCATCTTAGAGACTTTTCAGCTTCCGTAGGTACGGTCAATTCTGCTGTTCAAGCACTTAAATTAGACAGGCTTGATTTATCAACGATAAACAGTCAATTGCAACAGTTTGTTCAGTCTATGAGTGCGCTCGGTAGCCTGAACTTGAGAAACAACGGATTAAACTCATTCGTAAATGCAATCCGCAGACTGAACGAAACATTAAACTCCACAGGTGATGTGTCTGGAAAGATTCAGGGCATGATTTCTGAGCTATCCACTCTTGGCAGTATTCCAGATGTATCGAACAATGTAAACCGATTCATTTCTTCGTTAGCAAGATTGGCTAATGCAGGTACAAAAATTGACCAGACTACATCTGGAATAGGCAATCTTGCACACCAATTAAAAAAGGCAGCAAGAACACTTTCGAGTGCAAGCGAAATTTCTGAATCCGTTAACAGGTTCACACAATCAATAGCACAACTTGCAAATGCGGGAAATAAAGCCGGACAGACTGCTGGAAATCTCGGAACTCTTGCCAAAGAATTAAAAGATTTCTTTGAAACCATGAAAGACGCTCCTGAAGTAAGTGAAAATATAATAAGAATGACAGAAGCTCTTTCACGTCTGGCATCGTCAGGCGGAAGAATTTCTACTGCGACAAACACAGTTTCAAATTCATTTAGCAAGCTTTCTTCTATTATTAGAGGAATTTCTTCATTGCTTAGTAATGGTGTGAATAAAGCCAAAAGCGGGATAAATTTCTTGGTTTCAGGATTTTCAAACCTTATAAGTAGTAGTAATGGATTAGAGTCAGCAACTTCAAATGTCGGTTCATTTATAAAAACTGTTCTAGGCTTAAAAACAGCTTCTTTGGCTATGAGCAAATTTAATCAGGCTATGAACGGGAAAGGGATTATGGAACTCGGCTCCGACATCACAGAAGTTGAGAATATTGTTGATGTAGCTTTCGGAAGCATGGCTAACAAAGCTTATGAATTTGCATCAGTAGCCACAAAGCAATTTGGATTATCTGAATTAGCTGCAAAGAATTACACAGGAACTATGATGGCAATGTTGAAATCTTCTGGCGTAGCGCAAGATTCTGCCGCGGAAATGTCAACAACACTTGCAGGATTAGCCGGCGATTTAGCTTCTTTTTACAACATTGACATTGATACTGCATTCTACAAAATTCGTGCCGGCATCTCAGGTCAGGTTATGCCTTTAAGACAGTTGGGTATAAACCTTTCAGTAGCCAACATGGAAGCGTATGCCCTGTCCCAAGGAATCACAACTTCATACAATTCCATGACACAAGCACAAAAGGTCATGCTTAGATATAATTACCTCTTGTCAGTTACAGGAGATCAACAAGGAGATTTCGCTAGAACTTCTGGAAGCTGGGCTAATCAGACGAGATTGTTAACATTAAATCTTCAATCTCTTTCCTCTGTCATCGGTCAAGGCTTGATATCAGCAATTCTTCCGGCTATCCAAGCCCTTAATGCCTTTATTGCAAAACTTACAAAAGCGGCGGAGTCATTCCGTGACTTCATGTATGTTTTAAGTGGAAAGAAAATAAAAGGTTCAGCCAAAGGGGTTGTGAATGAATTTGCTGGATTAGACGATGCTTCCATGGATTTAAGTGGATTAAAAGATTCTGGTGACGATATTTCCAGTGGACTTGATAAGGCTTCGAAATCTGCTAAGAAATTAAAAGATTCTCTTTCGCTTATGCCATTTGATGAGTTAAACGTGCTTACAAAGAATCTGTCAGATGATACGGCGAGTCTTAGCAATAAGAAAGGGGAAAATGGTGCTTCTGGTCTTGATGATTTGGGACTTGGCGACCTTTCAGATCAACTTGATAGTGCTCTTCCAGACGAAGAAACACCGATTAATAAGTGGGCAAAAAAAATCCGTAAAGCATTTTTGAGTCAGGATTGGAAAGGGCTTGGAAAAACTATTGCTGATATGATAAATATTGGCTTACAAAAGGTCTACGATGCAATCAATTGGAAAAAAGTCGGACCGAAGATTACAGAATTTTGTGAAGCATTCACAGAGACTTTCAATAGCCTTGTGGATAACATCGACTGGAATTTGTTTGGAAGAACAATAGGTGCCGGGTTCAACACCATAGTCAATACGCTAAACCTGTTGATTACCGGGATAGACTGGTATAACCTCGGGAAGAAATTTGCAGAAGGTATCGGCGGACTGATTGATGAGGTAAATTGGAATAATCTAGGACAACTCTTAGGAAATAAATTCATGCTCACATGGGAAATATTCAGAGGGTTTATTCACAATCTCCCATATTCTGATATTGGAAAGTCAGTGGCAGACGCTATGAACGGTATATTTTCCACCATTTCTTTTTCGAATATTGCAGATACATTATCCACCGGGCTGAATGGTGCTTTTCAAGCACTTATCGCATGGACTCAAAGTTTCGACTGGCAACAGCTTGTTGACAATATTTCCAGTGGAATAAGTACTTTCATCGCTACATTTGATTGGACACAAAACGGGCAGTCATTAAATGCGTTCATTTCAGACTTGCTAGATGCGCTTATTAGCATTTCAGGAAAAGTAGACTGGGAGGAATTTGGAAGAAATATTGGAACGTTCCTGAGCCAGATTGACTGGGGGACAAATCTACAGAAACTTGGTACGGTGTTACTTGACGTTTTCGGTGGAATATGGTCAGGGCTTGGCGAAACATCTGCCGGTAAGTTTGTAGAAGCCGTCATAGGATTTGGAATCGCCGCAAAATTACTTCCTGTTGTTACCAGTATCGGTTCTGTATTTGCTTCTACTACATTAGCAAGCAAAATCACAAGTTCTGTTGCAAATGCCTTTTCTGGAGCAATTGGATTATTTCAGGAAGGTGGCATTGTTTACGAAGCGTTCTTTTCGGCATCCGCTTCGCTTGCAGGCGCCTTATCATCTTTAACAGGCCTTTCAGTTCCAGTAGGAGTTGCCGCCGCAGGAATAGCAGCAGCTGTAGCAGGCGTTATAGCTTCGATTGTTGATCTTTGGAATACATCTGAGTCTTTCAGGAACACTGTTGGAATTGCATTTGAGAAAATCAAGGATAGTATTGTTGGAGCTTTTGAAAAAGTCAAAACTGCAATATCACCGCTCGGCGAAGCGTTTGTTAATCTCGGAAGTCAATTATACAATTTCTATGCCAACAGCGGGTTAAAATCAATAGTTTCGTTCTTTGAAACATTGGTTGTATCAGTTGGCGGAACTGTTATATCAACAGGCATAGCTGTTTTAGGTGACGCATTCTCTGGATTAATTAGTATCTTACAAAGCGGAATAGACGTAATTTCCGATGTGTTTAAAATCATAAATGGTTTTCTTACATTAGATTTTAGTGAAATCGGAGAGGGATTCGTGAATTTAGCTTCTGATATTGTTGGAGCTTTCGAGAATATTCTTGGTAGCATCTGGGACATCGGGACAAATATTATACTCGGACTTTTTGGTGGCGTAAAAGATGCTGCCAAAGACATTGGAGGATGGTTCAAAGAAAATGTTGTTGATAAAATTATCAGAAATGTAAAAAATCTTTTTGGCATTCATTCTCCGTCTACAGTATTTGCTGATATTGGTGGATATTTAATAGAAGGCTTAAAAGATGGAGTAAGCAGTGCTATGCAAGGCGCTCTTGATGTGTTTACCAATCTCAAAGAAAAAATAACAGGAATTTTGGACGGCATAACTTCAAAAGTTAAATCCTTATGGAATAAAATCACCGGTAAAGATCAAGACAGCTCAGGTTCTACATCTAATGTTAAAAAAGTAAGCGGAACCACGACTGAAAATTATGAAAAAGTTGCAAAAGATGTAAAAGAAAAAGTACACCAGATGCGTCTTGATACGGTAGCAGAGCTTACCCTCATGGACACAAATGTCAGAACTCATTTTACAACTCAACACGATATTATGGTTGCCAAATGGAAACAGGCAGGAGAAGCGATTGTATCATACATAAATGGTACAATGAAACTGAATGTCTCAAAAGCTATGAATGGTGTTGTTGACGTAGTTTTAAACTCTATGAGAAGACTCTATACAATTGGATGGAATGCGATTATTGGTTTAAATAACGGAATGATTGCTGCAGCTAACCAACATCTGTACAAAAACGCAGAAGCAATTGCTCACAACATAGAAAACAGGCTTCGGAGTGCTTTAAAGATTCATAGCCCGTCGCAGGTAATGATGGAACTCGGCGGATTCACAGTTGAGGGATTCCAAATTGGTATGCAAAATATGCTTCCGAAAGTTGAATCCACCATCAATGATATAAGCGCAGAAGTGCAAAAAATCAATACACCAACCGCAGACATTATTACAAAGAGTACATCCTATCAGGAAGTAAAAAGCAGAATGTCTGTTGATACAGATGACTTTGTGGATGACATCCGGAAAGAAATCATGGCAATCAGCAGTAACACGTTTGACAATAACCAGATGATCGGGCAGGCGGTCAAAAACGCCCTGAACGGCATGGCAATCTACGCAGACGGACATCTGATTGGATATCTGAAAGAAGAAAATCAGCAGTTCAGAAATCGTAATGGATACGGAATATTTGAAGGGTAGGTGATAGAATGAGCGACTTTATTGCAGGAAGTAGTTTCCAAGGTTGGCTTTTAAAGTTCGGGGGAAGTGTTCTCCCGAACAAATTCTTAGCCTATAATGATTACTCTGCGACTCCGAATCAGCGAACAGAGATAGAAGCGTACAGAGACTTGAATAACTTCTTGCACAGAGACACAAGCCCAAATTTTAAGACCAAAATAGACTTCAACACACGCCCTATGTGGTTGCCAGATAAAATTAAAATGCAGTCTGTTTTCAAATCAGGCTTAGTCAATAAGGCACAGCGGAAGTACAAGGTCACATACTGGGACGACGAGGAAAACACCTACAAAACAGGTGTTTTTTATATGCCTGATGTTGAGTATAAACCTATCAGAGTTGTAGGAAATAACATTTTGTATAACAAAATCAGAATCGCACTGATCGAATACTAACAACCAGAGTGCATGGGTGCCACAGCTCATGTGCTCTTTTATATTATAGACGGGAGGATGATTATGGCAGATACAGTATCTTTTGACAGTTTATTGAATACAACGACCGGGATGACTGCTATTGTTAACAACAAGAAGCACGACGATGATGTAGTTAGTGTCACGGGTGTTGATTGGTTTACCTATGCAGGAAAGACTGCCAGTACCATATATGTTTCAGGAAACAATTTTATCGGATTCGGGCAAAACGCCGAACAACTCAAAATCTGGCGTAGGGATGGCGCAATTTATTATATTTACCGGCAGGAAGGGACACTTACGTCGGGAAAAAGATTCCTTAAAATCAGGGTTGAGGGATATGTATATTATTCAAGTACATCTTCATCATATGCGCTGAAATACGAAGTATTCTTGATAGAAGGGCAGACATTATTTATCAATGTTGTCCAGAGACCTACAAGCAGTTCATACACTGGCACATCATCAATCACTGACGGTAAAACCACAACAAACCTAACTCTTTCCGTATCTTCTACGGTTCCGGTTTCGATTCTGGTAAAGAACGCAGGTGTATCACAGAAAGTCAGCTATGAGAAGTTTGTTGACAAATATGTTACTGGAATTACTGTGTCAAAAATGCCAGATAAGACCACATACTATCAGGGCGAATTATTTGACGCCACGGGTCTTGTGGTGTCTCAAACATACACTGACGGCACATCAGGAACAATAACAACTGGATTTGAAGTATCTGGATTCGACAGCAGTTCCGCAGGAACAAAAGTTATAACCGTTACTGCATTTGGCAAGACCACAACATTTGAGATTTCCGTCTCAGAAGTTTCTATTACCGCCATATCAGTAACGACTATGCCAAGCAAGGTAAATTATCACATAGGAAAAGAATTTGATTCTACAGGCATTGTGGTTACTGCGACGGCAAGTGATGGAAATACTATAGATGTCACAAAAGATTGTACATATTCTGGTTTTGATAGTAGTTCTCCAAAGCAATGTGAAATTACAGTTCATTATGGCAGTTTCACTTGTGCATTTGAAGTTACTATTATGCAACCAGAAAGAATCTCGGACATATTTTGTCAAGGCAAATATTATTTTGTCGGTGATGCATTAGATCTTAAGGTATCTTATATAACTGTAGAATACTCAGACGGCTCAGAGGAAGTGACAAGCGGATACACAATTGAAAATAAGGCGCTTTTGGAAGCCGGTGTAATTCCTATTAATGTAGAATATTTTGGCGTGGCAATTACGTCAAATGTCACAGTATACAGTTCTCTTTTGATACATATCGGTTCTCCGAATTACGAAGATGTGACAGCCGAATTCGACATTGATGCAAATACTTTAACCATATCTGGAACTGGAAAATTCACATATAGTTTATCTGATAGTTTAGAGAAATCCGACATTTCTATTCCTGACAGCTTATATAAAAGATGCACAAAAATGGTTTTTGGAGACGGAATCACTGGCATTAGGAGCGGATTTAGTTCCTCATTCAAAAAATTGGAAAGCATTGTTTTTTCAAACACGATCGCAGAAATCGAACGTGGAAATTTTTCAATTTTTTTAGGAACTAAACTTGAATTTCCATCATCGCTTAAAACGATTCTAGGAGGTGTGTTTTACTCTTGTCCTAATCTAACAGAACTACTTTTTCATGATGGTTTACAAACAATTGAGGGCGGCACATTTGGAGAATGTTCAAATTTAAAAAAAATTGTATTCCCGAAATCATTAGTTTCATTATCATCCGGAGCTTTTAGTGGAGTAACGATAGAAAATGTCGAAATAGGTGATGCAAATGTGCCATTCGATAACTCAAATGGACTATTCATACCAAAATGCAAAAATCTAGTAGTACGCGGCGGTACGTTTACTGGAACTAGCGTGACAGGAATACTTAGTGGGGTATTGGAAACGCTGATCTTAAAAGGAGCAGTTAAGCTCACTGGTGATCATGTATTTGTTCCGTGTTCATCGACGCTAAAATCTGTAACATTGGAAAATGGAATTACCGAAATCCCAAGGGAATGCTTCGCTAGTTGCAAAATTACAGAAATCACCATTCCTCCGAGCGTAAAAGCTATTCATGAAAGCGCTTTTTCAAATACTATGCTTGAAAAATTAACATTGTCAGACGGTGTACAAACTATTGGAAAACAAGCATTTCTCGGAACAAAGCTTACAAATGTATTCATTCCGGCAAGTGTGATAAGCATTGGCGAAAATGCTTTCGGAGAAACCAATTCAGCGAATATCACGCTTAACAAGAAAACTAATGAAATTTCTGGTTCCCCATGGGGAGCAGCAGGCACAATTACATGGTTAATCCGAGTAACCAGACTTGAAATTACTCATATGCCAACCAAAATCAGATATTTTGTAGGCGAAACATTTGACAGCGCAGGACTCATAATTACTGCATATTACAATGATAATACGTCCGAACAAGTAACCGGTTATACCCTGTCAAACCCGGATATGTCCACGTATGGAAATAAAACTGTAACGGTTACATTCGATGAAAAGACCGTGGATTTCAGTATTCTCGTGGTAGACATTTCTGGAATCGAAGTAAAAACTATGCCTGTAAAAACCGAATATCCGAAAGGAGATGTATTCGACACAACTGGATTGTCTATTCTCGTCAAATATACCGACGGCACATCAGAAACAATAACAACTGGGTTTGAAGTATCTGGATTTGACAGCAGTTCTGTCGGCGAAAAGACAATCACAGTAACCTATAAAACCCATACCGCTACTTTTAAAGTGACCGTATATGATCTTTCGGGAATAAGAATCACAAGTTTCCCATCCAAGGTTTACTATAAAATCGGAGAAACATTCGACCCGTCCGGGCTGACTGTTGCAGAAGTAAGACAGGATGGAACCGAGAAAGAAATTACAGATTATGATATTTCTGGCTTCGATAGTTCTACCGCAGGTTCTAAGACCATCACAGTTTCTTATAATGCCACAGTCAACGGAACTTCCAAATTTGTTGGTTCCGACAGTTTTCAAATTAAAGTCACGAACGACGGAAAAAACCCATTTGATGATAGCTCAAGTGGCGGTTCTGGTGAAGTTGAAGAAGAAAAAACCGAACCAATCAATGTTACAGTACACTGGATTAACGGAGAATTTGCCGACCTTACAAATGAAAATATCGACCAGCATACGATTACTTTACAGGAGTCAATTTGCTCTGAACAGTATTTTATTTTCGGCGGTTGTGTCTGCAATCAGATAACGTTTCAGGCTCACCACGACCAATTTAACGGTACCTCGGAAGAGTTTTACCCCTCTGGAAAAATTGAAGTTTACATCGAGAGAAAAGGAACAAGGATCAAAATTTTCACAGGTGAAATCGACAGTGCAGAGCGGAAAGCAAATTCCCTGACACGTAATTTTATCGCATATGATTATCTGTATAAATTACGAAATACTGACATTGCACGGTGGTATAAAAACCAGACGACTGATAAAAAGAAAAAGCTGACTCAGAAGCAATTTAGGGATAAATTATTTGAGTTTTTGGGACTCGAACAAGTTAGTACAAAACTGCATTGGGACGACACCTATGTGCCTGATACGAATAACTCAAATGAGATGAATGTAGTGAACATTCTGAAAGATTTATGCTTGCAGAATGACCGTTTTGGATGGATGAATAGGGATGGCAAGTTTGAGTACCTGAAGCTTCGCCAGAACAGTTATAGGTACGGGCAGACTACCGGTAATCAGAACATTTATAAATACTACAACAACGAAGAAATTCACCTCGATACGTTCAAAAGTTTTACCGCAAAAGAGGGCAGAATCTGGTTCCCGAATATTATATTTTGCGACCCTGACCCGAATAGAGCCTTTGGCTTTATGCAGGGCGACTATACAGCGCAAGAAGCGTATGACAACAACGTTTATTACAACAGAAGCAGCTTCTTTGTAGGAAATGAAGACTGGCTAAATTACGTTTGGGATGCAGATGAATATGGCGGTATTTCAAGGGCTAAACCAATTATGAAGATTTGCTATGGTGTATTCGTAAATCAAGATTTGCGGAAATATTACCGTGCGCAGGGATATACTGCCGAGGTTCAGGGAAACCCACTGAATATGGTTGGGCAGGCAGTCGAACTCTACTATAAAAAGCTGATTCAGCACGACGATCAGGAACCTACAGAACTGCAATGGTACGTTCATTCATACATCATGAGCAGAACGCTCAAAATCGGTGCTACAGATATGATTGACACTTATTCTGCCAACAATGCACCGTTCAACAGCAATAGCCAGCAGTTAGGAAAATATACTCCCGAAATATCTGGAACAGTCAATCTTACACGATCTGAAATGCCGACAATCAGTTATGCAGAATTTACAGATGGTTCGGATTCTGAATTTTCTCCGGCATTAATTGATGATTTTACGGACGGCTCTGGTGGTTCTGGCAGTACTTCTGAACAATTAAAAAAGGCACAATTAAGGTGCGTGAAGCGAATCAAAAAAGCTGATTATGACGCTCTGGTAGCCGCAGGAACCGACCGGGCAGATACGCTATACTTCACTTTCGAGGAGGGATGATTGGATGATTTATAAAGCGTTTTTGAACAGACAGGAAATCACAGGGTTTCCTGTCAAAGGCAAGGACGTAACGAAGATTTATGGTGGCGATATTTTACTGTGGAAAAAATCTGGAATACCTCCAATGAAAGAAATTTGTGCTGTAAGAACAGTGTGGACACACGTCGACTATGACGGCACTCAATATCCTTGTGAATGTGAAATTTCTGTTCGTAATCAGACCGAAGATGGAAAAATATATTTCACAGATATTGAAAAAGCTGGAATATATGTCGAACAAGAATCTGGCCGTTCATATTATGAATCAGCATGTATTATGTTTAAAGCGAAAAGAGTCCCTAGCACTATATTACAGTATATTAACCAGAAAAATGTATTGTACACGTTAAGAATGAGAAACATGAAAGGAGAACTTCTTGACGAAACCATTAGTTGGGAAATGAGCCACAATAGCGTGAAAGGGAACGGAAATATATTTGGAGTTGGTACCTCAAATAGTGATGGAACATTTTCGGTTTTACCACGACCTTTGAATTATGGACCTGGTCCTTCGACTTCCAACTTTCCTGCAACAATATACACATCAGGAAGCGGTGCATTCAAATCGGCAGAAGATGTTCTTAAATATATGCTTGAAGAATAGGTTCCTTTAGGATGCAAAATAAGGAATTTTTGCTTATTTCAATATTAATTTCGCCAAATAAGAGCCCCAAAACCGCAAATAAGAGCGCATTTTCCATAAAAATCGAAATAAGCCTTTATTTGCTCAAAAACCATCAAAATCCAAGCCCTGACCGTACTAAAATGTAACTATATTAAAAATAAAAAATGAATAATTTGTAAACGTAAATTTTGCTTGTTTTCAGAATAAATCAATCATCTTAGAAATTATAAAAAATCAGATGAAAGTTTTCTGTCAACAAGCGATTTTTGTTTACATAATATCTCAATGTAACGTTACAATAACGTTACCAGTAACGCAATGTAACGCAATAGAATAAGAATAAGAAATAGAATAAGAATATATATTAATATATATACGAGATATATATTAATCGTCAAATAAGCTTTATTTGACCCTGACATTCTTAATTCATTTCAGCCCAAAATGAACCATTTTTATTAACGACCTCGTATTTGACTCATATGACGATTTTATGTACGATTCGATAAAATCATCGAATGATATATAAAAATTGATTCTATGGGCAGATACGGAGCTTACAAGGCATATTTAGCAGAAAGGAGAAACGTGATATGACAAACGAGCAGAAAGCAGTTCTCAGAAAGATTATTTATGCAGTCGAAACCGGCGGACAGGTTTATGGACAGCAGGATTATTCGGACTTCACAGAAGCCTACACCAATTCTTCTGAAGAACACGCAATTACAATCGGGGCAGGAGCATGGTATGCAACCGAAGCCAAGACGCTTCTGGAACGAATTTACGATGCTAACCCGGAACAGTGGGAGAATATAGACAAGGTCAGACTTTTGGAACAAGTTCAGACCGCAAACTGGGAATGCTTCAATATTTCCAGAGTGTCACAGCTTGCCGACACCATAGTTGCCCTTATTTCGTCCGATTTGGGCGTTAAATGTCAAGATAACCTTATGGATGAGCAATTAGCCACCTATGCAGATGAAGCCCTTAAACAGGGCGTTACGGACGCTAGAGCGCAAGCCATGTGTGTGAACTTTAGGCATCAAGGCGGACAGGGAGCAGTAACAAGGATTTTGGCAAAGACCCAGAAACCATATACACTCGATAATCTCTATGCAGCCTGCCAGACGGACACAGGGAATCAAGTGGGAGTATATAAGGACAGGCAGAGATTTGTTTATAACGCATTAAAAACATATTTTCCAGAAAGTGAGGAAACAGACATGAAGGCAATTAATAAATTAATCCAGATCGCAAAGAATGAAATCGGATATCTTGAAAAGGCAAGCAATAGTCAGCTTGATAGTAAGACGGCAAATGCCGGAGAAAATAATTATACGAAATACTGGCGAGATATTAAGCCGGATTATCAAGGACAGCCCTGGTGCGCAGCGTTTATCTCCTGGTGTTTCATGAAAGCTTTTGGTCTGGATAATGCAAAGAAACTCTTAAAACACTGGCCGTATGTATACTGCCCAACCTTAGGCGTCTTATTTGTAAAAAATGCCAATCCAAAAGTTGGAGATATTGTTATATTTAAACACGGCGGTACCTTTACCCATACCGGCTTTGTAACAAAAGTAGCCGGAGACAGATTCTGGACGATTGAGGGAAATACTTCCGGAGCATCCGGTATCGTGGCAAACGGTGGCGGGGTGTGCCAGAAGAGCTATTACAACAGCAACCTCCCGGGAACAAAATTCTGCACTCCAAATTACAGTTTAGTTAAAAATATAACGTCAGATTCAGACTCGGATATAGTCAAAAAGCAGAATACCAGAGCCTACATTGCACAGATAAAAAAGGACACAAAATGTTATGCAAAATCAAGCAAAAAAAGCCCGTCAAAGCTGTTTCCAAAACTGAAAAAAGGTGCAGTTGTAGAGGTGATGAAGTACACAGAAACCGACAGTTCGGGACTTAAATGGTACTTCATCCGCATCCCGCATCCGACAGAAGGATTTGTTTTTGAATTTATTCCGAAAGGAACATTCACTAGAATCACAGATATTTCTAAATGACAGTTGTAATATGACTTTTATAATGCTATAATAAATGTGTTCGATATAGTAGTTCGTATTGCAAACCCTTTTATTTATTAAGTGTTGAAAATGAAAATGACCGCCAATTACTCCTTCCCGGGTTGGCGGTCATTTTGCTGTCAACTTATGTAATTTTCATATTTTTCTTTGATTTCTTTTGACCCATTCTGCCTTATCTGGACAATGTCCCCAGAATCCATGACGAAATTATCGCCTGCCGACTGAATGTGATCCATGTTCACCAGATAACTCTGATGGCAGCGCAAGAATCGCTTATCAGACAGCTTTTCTTCCAGATCGTTCAGCTTGCAAGTGGTCACGAAACATCGGTTATTTGTAGCGAAAATATGGCAAACTCTTGCCTGGCTCTCGACGTACTCAATTTCATCGTATTTGAGCCGGTTTATCTGCCTACGGAATTTGAACGTCAATGTTTCATCCCTCATCTGCGACAGAATCTCGTCAATAGCCCGGTATATTCTGCCGTATTCCTTGCCCTTGACCGCATACTGCATAGCACCGACGTCAAATGCTTCTTGCAAATGAGAATCGTCGGCTGTCCAGAATATAATCTTTCCATCATATCCAATATTCCGGAGCCGGTTCGCAATCTCCAAACCGTTCTCATTTTCCAGAATCATATCCAGCACAATTACATCGTACCATTTACCCTCTTTCACATCTTCAACAAGCGGATAACCTGCCGAATACTCGTTGATTTCATAGCGATAATCTCTTTTGCGCCGTAAGAATCCCGATACGCACTCTTTAAACAAGTCAACTTCAAGCTGGTTATCGTCACATATGGCTATTCTCATATGCGCACCCTCCTTTCGTAGTCTCAATTTGTCAAAATACGCCATGATTTTGACAGTACACACATTTTTCTTTTTGTTTGTGGTATTATTGTCCCACAAACAAAGTGTAGCACTTGAAATTGTTAGTGTAAAGCATTAAAGTTTGACATAATTCGCAAAATATGGTTTCTGTGTCCGGGAGGATGTGTGGATAGAGAGACTGCCTGCAAGAACGACAGGCAAAAGAAAGAGGGGCGGTTGCCCCTCTTGTTTATTTCACTAAATACAAAACTGAAACAGTATCTATTTTTACACACATTCCATTCTCTAACGGTAGATTCCCAATTTCACTGGAATATAAAGAATTAATGCTTTCTAAGTCAGAACCAAGACTTTCTTTATATTTTTTTGAAGCAACATGGTATTCTTCTGAATGTTCGTAATCATCATTCTTATAATCATCGTAGCTGTCATATACGCTGATAATTCCTGCTCCGTCGGTTATTGAAAAGGTGTACTTTCCGGCAGGAATATCTTCGCCAATAATATAAACACCTGGATTTAGCCTGCCGGTATCATCAAGAGAATCGTTTTCCTGAGAATTAGAATTTTCACTTTCCACGTCTTTTAAAATAGCTTCTTTTAATTTAGTTCCGTCTGAAAGACGCGTGATTGATAGCGAATCATCCCAAATTGAGCAAGCCAGAGTATCATTTTTGAAATTCCAAACGTTTGTTAGAACTACTCCATCATAACCACCCTTATAGAAATCATCAGTAACATAATCATAATCATACCAATCCTGCTGAGATGCTTCCGACAATACACCGGAAACCTTTGAAGCAAATGTGCCAACTTCATCATCTGGCACGTTCTCACTTATAACGACGCTTAGATGCAAGGATTTAGTGTTTTGGTCAATCACACACTCAGATGCTTCGACAAACCCATCTTCACCATTGATCTTATTAAGCATTTCATTAATGTTGTCAAAGGAAGTAGCACTGGCATTGACAGGAGAAATGCATAAAAAAGCACACATCGTCATAATTCCACAAACTCTCTTTTTCATAAAATCCTCTTTTCTGCTAAAGAAATCTCATATACTGCACTGCAATAAAAACTACTTCAATGATTCCGACAATAATTCCGAACCATGAGCCAATATGTCTATATTCCTCTTTCTTTGTGCCAATATCTACTAATCCTACAATTGCTCCTGCCAGAGCCAGAGGAAACGACAGGATAATTGGCAACGGAAGAATGAATGCCACACCTGCCAGAATACAGGAAATGACGCTCAGGGTTGAATCTTTCTTCTTTTCACCTTTGCTCATACAATCCCCTCCCTTGTTAAAATTTTACAATATTATACCACCTCATGCAAACTATGCATAGTAAAATATCAAAAAAGTAGATTATTTTTGCAGAAAAACTCCCTGATTTTGCACTTCCCAGAAAAATTACACAAGTGTGTGCTATAATGCGTGATATATTTTTAGAAAGAGTTGGTAGTAATGGAGAAGAACAGATACAGGATAGTCGTATTCATCCTGATATTTTACGAAATATTCTGTGCGGTGCATATACCGTCACATGATATAGCAGAACGCCACCGCAGAGATGTGCAGATTACAAAAGAAGCTGCGAAACAAATTTATTCCGACCAGATGCAGGAGTTGAGCGAGATCAAGGAAATTTGCAATGTCGGATGCTGTATTCGCAAAAGCACAATTTTCTTTGAGATTGCGAAGTTTGCCTACGAAATAACAAAAGTCCATGTGTATATTTGGCAGTTGCCAAGAGGAAATATCGGTGGTATAATGATAGAAACGAACTGATGTTCGGTTCTATTTCCCACAAGCCGGACATATACTGTAATGTAGGTGGTAGTTGTGACAGGGAGGGATATTTATGGATTATAAAGAGAAAATCATGGCTTTATTAGAAAAGGTTAAAACAGAAGAAACATTAAAACGGGTATATAAACTGTTAGAATATTTGTATTTAAAAGAAAAGTAAAAATAAAAGCCCCTGCGTTTACAGGGGCAAATTTGTTATTCTGTTTTTAAATCATCTGGAGAAGCCGAAAAATAATATTCGAACTTAGAACTATCATATTTTGATCCTATCATTTCATTGATTTTGTCCGCAATGGCAGTTCCCATTTCTTCTCCAAATTCCGAATCCTCTACTTTAGTTTTCTTATACTCCGTAAAGATGTTACCCCACCAATATATATTTGGCTTTTGGACTATCCCTTAAAAACGCGCCCGCATTTTTTGCATTGATATTTAGTAGAAAAGAAACCCCTGCTAATTATCTGTACATTGGCACTCCGACAAGTGATTGCCGGGCATTTTATTTTTCTGGTAATTTTGTCGATAGTTTTTCTTTTTCTCATTTAAGTCCTCCTTGGTGATTTTTTATATATTATAATACACAAAGGGCTGATAGTATAGTTAAAACGCAAAAAAAGACTGGGATTTTTACCCCAGTCCTTTTTATTAGTTGCTTTCTAATTCGGTCAAAATTTCTTCAAGCTGTTTCCAATGCTCTTCACTAAGCTTTGCGAATTTAACAAGGATTTTTTTTGCAAATTCATTATCCCCGGTCATTACCGAATCTACGATAGCCTGCGCATCGCCATCGTCGTCCATAAACATGTTACCGTCGCCGCTCACAAGCCAGTCATAAGAAACCTTATAAGTAGTACAGATCAATTTTAGAAAATCGTCATCTGGAACTGTTCTTCCAAGTTCTATATTTTCAATTTTACCACGGCTTTTTAAACCGAGTTTTTTTGCAAAGTCTTCTCTTGAAAGTCCTAAGTATTTTCGCAGCTCTTTCAACCGCTCGCCCATTTACCCACCTCCTTTCTTTATTTTATGGTAACAGTATAACATTTTTAAAATACGTTGTCAACGTAAAAATATTTAAAAACACGTTGACAATGCGTTATAGATGTGATATTATACGTTCATAACGTAAGAGATGTGGAGGTGAACAAATGTCAGAAGAAAAGAGACAGCTTATCAGAGATGTAACAACACGAATCAATAAGCTTCCGGTAGATAAGCAACACTACATTTTGGGATACATGAATGGCGTTGCTGATACTGTTGAGAGTGATACTCAGAAAGAAGAAGCAACAATTAGAGATAGTAATTAGAGAGGAGACGATATTACGGAACAGTTAATACCTATTAATTACAGTAGTGAACAACCTACTGTATCAGCCAGAGAGCTGTATGCAGGGCTTGAAATTACAGACAGATTTTCGAGATGGTTTGAAAGAATGTCTACATATGGTTTCGCTGAGGGAAGCGATTTTACAAGCGTGAAAAGTTCCACACTTGTAAATAACGGAGCAGAAAGAGAAATTTCTGATTATCAAGTTTCTATAGACATGGCAAAACAGATTTGCATGATTCAGCGGTCAGAAAAAGGCAGACAATACCGACAGTATTTCATAGACCTCGAAAAAGCATGGAACACACCAGAACAGGTTTTTGCCAGAGCATTGAAGATGGCAGACCAGACCATTGCGAAGTTGAAAGATTCGGTCAAGTTACTGTCAACGGAAATCAGTGTCAAAAACCAGATAATCGGCGAACTGAAACCGAAAGCCGACTACTATGATGAAATCTTAAAGAATCCGGGACTTGTAACCATCACCCAGATTGCCAAAGATTATGGGATGTCAGGTAAGAAGATGAACGATATTCTGCATGACATCGGAATCCAGTACAAGCAGAGCGGACAGTGGTTACTGTACAGCAAATATCACTGTATGGGCTATACACATTCCGAGACCGTTGATATCGTGAGATCGGACGGTAGACCGGATGTGAAGATGAATACTAAGTGGTCACAGAAAGGAAGAATATTTCTTTACGACAAGCTGAAAGAGAGCGGGATTCTTCCGGTGATTGAGCAGGAGATGACAAAATGATAAAAACTGATGAACTTCGAGGAATATTTGCGAAGAATAGAAAATCTCAGACGGACGTTGCCAAAATGCTTGGAATTACACCAAAAACATTTTACGGAAAGATGCAGAAAGGAATTTTCAACAGTAATGAGATTCAGACAATGATTGATGAATTTCATATCGAAGACCCGATTGGTGTTTTCTTTGCTAAAGCAGATTAAGTAGGAGGTGAGAATGTGAAGATTGCCGACGAAACAATTATCAAGTTTAAAAACGGAGAGACGTTGCGTGTCCCGGCAGAGGTGTATGAAAAAATTAATTTCGACAAACAGTCAATTGTTGAATACGAATGGAATGAAAACGGAATTAATAATAAAATTCAGTTTTCCCTTAAGGATGTGCTCTATATTGGCAGAACAACAAAGAGCACATCCGGGGAAAAGTCTAACGATTAAAAGTAGCGCCGAGATGGAGAACAATTATTTACTTTCTCTTTATCCAGTTCATTGAGAAAGTAATCTTCATCATGGGAATCCAGAAGATTAGCAAATTCTGCGCGGTATTTGAAGTATCTCTGGCAGATATGAGAGTTGTCCAGGCTTCCCGGTAATTCAGCGCATACCTTAGCAACAGCCAGATCATGAGCGATTTGTAACTTATCCATAAAAACACCTCCTTTCATAATGAGAGTATACCACACAAAAAAATTGGAGGGACATAAAAATGGTAAAAGCATTAATCCTGTCAGCTCTGATCGGCGGTATGTCACCGTACTTGCCGTTCTGGAGATTTGACAGCGTATCACAGCCGGTTGCAGTAGCAATCGCAATGTTTATATTATCATTCGTGGTTATTTACCCGGATGAAATTAAAAGAATCGGAGGTTATTAACAGTTAAATATAAATTATAAAATCATATAAGTGTATGTTGAGTTTTATAAGATATTAGAGTGGAATATATTTCCAGGCGTCTATAAATCTCAAAACTTATGGAGAAAAATTTGCAAGCTAACACTGAAACGTTAATGCAAATATGTACGGATACGTTAGTCCGGAATTTACGCCT